GATGTTCAAGAAGAGTTAATGGATGCAATATTATATATTCAAGCTGCTAAAGAAGAACTACAAGAAGCTAGCTCAGGTAGTTTCAACCCAGGTATACCTTATTACGTGACAGATGTGGCGGGGTAAAAAGAAGAAAAAAGGACCAGTAAGAGCAAAGAAAACCGTCGTTGATGGTCTTTCTTTCGCTTCTGGCCTAGAAGCTTATATGTATAAAGCTTTAAAAGCAGCTAATATAAAAGCTAAATACGAAGGAGAAACGTATGAACTAATACACACTTTTAAATTTCAAAGTGATGTATATGAGAGATGTGCAAATAGCAAAGGAGAATATAAAAATAGAGGAGATAAAAATGTTTTAGGAATAAAATATACTCCTGATTTTGTAGGTAGAGATTTTATAATAGAATGTAAAGGTAGACCTAATGAATCTTTTCCAATTAGATGGAAACTATTTAAAAGATATGTCCAAATGTATTTGCCTGGTTTTACAATTTACAAACCACAAAATCAAGCAGAGTGCGACGCAACTATAAACCTAATCCTATCCAACAAAAAGCAATAGCAAGGATACAATACAAAAATAGACAAGTTGATAAGTTTATTAAATGGAGTATTGAACAAAAAGGATATTTGAAATATAGAGAATTAATAGAATTTGAAAAACAATATAAATAATGGAATGGGACCTAAGTGTAGGATTTTATCCTGGTATTCTTCTAGGTATGAGAACCTATCATGGTTATACTGAAGAAGGTGATTACAGAACATCCCATGTGTTTTACTTACCCTTAATTGATTTGTGTATAAATATTTATCGTGAAAGAACAGACATTAATAGAAATGAAGAATAAAGTCGAAGCATCGACTAGAGTTCTTCAGCAAATTATAAACGAAATAGGACATCTAAGAGAATTAGGTGTTGGAACACTTGAAACCGTAAAGTTAATGCCAGGTTATCAAGACGCCATCGATCAATTAAAAAAGAAGATGGAGGAAAATGTAGAAGAGAAAAAGAAAGCAAAAGAGAATGGAACTAGCGAGTGAAATCTTATCTAATATTACAGTATATATGAAATATGCTAAGTATCTACCTGATGAAAAACGTAGGGAAACCTGGGAAGAATTAGTAGATAGAAATAAAGCAATGCATATTAAAACATATCCTGAACTAAAAGATCAAATAAATGATGTTTATAAATTAGTATATGAAAAAAAGGTTTTACCAAGTATGCGTAGTCTTCAATTCGGCGGTAAGCCAATTGAGATATCTCCTAACCGAGTATATAACTGCGCTTATCTCCCTATTGACCATGTAGATTCCTTTCATGAAGTAATGTTTTTACTTCTTGGAGGAACTGGAGTAGGGTATTCTGTTCAGAACCACCACGTAAGTAAACTACCTCCTATAAATAAACCTTATGAAAAACGTAGGAGAAGGTTTCTTATCGGTGATTCAATTGAAGGATGGGCTGATGCTATTAAAGTATTAATGAAGTCTTATATGGGTGATAGACGATCGTCAAGAATTAGTTTTGATTACTCAGACATAAGACCTAAAGGAGCTCAACTAGTGACGTCAGGAGGTAAAGCTCCTGGCCCACAACCTTTAAAGGAATGCTTAGTTAAACTTAAAGGTATATTACAAGCTAAAGAAGATGGAGATCAATTAACTACGGTAGAAGTACATGACATTGTTTGTTATATAGCTGACGCTGTATTAGCAGGTGGTATTAGACGCGCTGCTTTGATATCTTTATTTTCCGCAGATGATAATGAAATGATCGCTTGTAAATCTGGCAATTGGTGGGAAACTAATCCACAACGAGGTAGAGCTAACAATTCTGCTGTGTTGATGAGACATAAAATTACTAAAGATTATTTTATGAAACTTTGGAAGCGTGTAGAACTTTCTGGAGCTGGTGAACCAGGTATATACTTTAACAACGACAAAGATTGGGGAACTAATCCTTGTTGTGAAATAGCTTTACGACCATATCAGTTTTGTAACTTATGTGAAGTAAATGCTAGTGATATTGAATCACAAGAAGACTTAAACAATAGAGTGAAAGCTGCTGCGTTCATTGGAACATTACAAGCTGGCTATACAGACTTTCACTATTTAAGAGAAATATGGCAAGAGACAACCGAAAAAGATGCACTGATTGGAGTGAGCATGACGGGGATCGGGAGTGGCACGGTGTTAGGATACGACATGGGGAAAGCCGCTCAAGTAGTAAAAAGAGAAAACACAAGAGTCGCGAAGCTGATTGGAATTAATAAAGCTGCAAGATGTACAACCGTGAAGCCTGCTGGGACAACGTCTCTGGCATTAGGAACTTCATCTGGTATTCACGCATGGCACAATGATTATTACATCCGTAGGATCAGAGTTGGAAAGAACGAATCAATGTATAAATACTTAGCTGAACATCATCCTGAGTTAATTGAAGATGAATATTTCCGACCTCACGATACCGCTGTGATATCTATACCACAGAAAGCTCCTGAAGGTTCAATACTTAGAACTGAATCTCCATTTGATCTTTTAAATAGAGTTAAAAAGATAGCAACTGAATGGGTTAAACCAGGCCATAGAAAAGGATCTAATACTCATAATGTGTCAGCCACTGTAAGTTTACAACCTGAAGAATGGGTTGATGCTGGTGAATGGATGTGGGATAATAGAGAATACTATAATGGTTTATCTGTACTACCATTTGATGGAGGTACTTATACTCAAGCACCATTTGAAGACGTAGATGAAGGAGCTTATATAAATAGGTTACAACACTTAACTAAAGTAGATCTTAGTAAAATAATAGAAAATGAAGATAACACAGACTTATCAGGTGAACTAGCTTGTGCTGGTGGAGCTTGTGAGATTAAATAATATAAATTTAGTCAAATTAAAAAAGGGGACCTCGTATTGAGATCCCCTTTTTTGGTTACAGGAACTTTGGGTATGGTGCCCAGTTATTTTTGTTCCTACTTTATATTTCTATACATTTCTCTATGTACGGGATCTTTTATACCAAACAATCCTAATTTCCCTTTAGACTTTGCTTTTTTACTTCTTGGTATTTTATATGCTTTCATTTGATATTCTTTTCCATCAATTTCAACGCCATGAGTTTTTCTTTTAAGAAAATTTCCCCAGTCTCCTTCCATTTTTTTATTTCTATGTCCCATATTATTTATATTTTTTTACATAAGTACCATCTTGGTAAACTTGTATTACTATACCTTTATACCCGTCTTCAACCTCTTGACCCATTAAGTTTACTAATTTTTTTATAGGTTTTTCTTCTGAACTGATTGAGACTGACACGGGATGAAATGATTCGTATTGTCCATCATAATCAGTTTGTTTCAGACGATAATAAGAAGTTCCATATAGTGGATTATCATCTATTATACTATATGACATTTGGCTATTACTATTCCCAGCTCCTGTCACAGTACCTATAGTATGCCAGTTTTCTATATTAACACTTCTTTGAACTTCAAAGTAATCATTATTAACTTGAGATAAAATAATCCACTCTATTAAAACAATGGGGTGAAATTCTCCTCCTAAATGTTCTGCATTAAAAGAAATAAGATCTATAGGTAAAGCTGATCCTCCACCTTGGTGACCAAATATCGTGTTAGGTCTATAAGAATTTCTATAACCAATAGGAGATGGAGGTGTACCATCTTCATAGTTATATACAACTGAATTTGATTTAGCTGTATATTGAAACTCTGGATAACTAGAAGCCCATGATCCATGATTGTTAACAACTTCAACTAATAGATTTTGAACACCATCATAACCATAAAGTCCTTGTAAGTTTATTTCATTCCAACCAGGTACAAAATTTAAAGTTCCATCATATACTTTTTTCCATCCATCCCATGGACCGTTTCCAGGTTCAGGTTTAGTACCATCATTAAATATCTCATCAGGCGTCATTGCCATCCATATCTCTTGATTATTTAAGGTCATTGAAACACTATTAGCTACATTCCAACTAATCTTTTCTATATTTAAAGGAGTGTTACCAAGTTCGGTAGCGGTATATATAGAAGCACTCCAACTATAATCATAATACCCATAAGCAGGAACTCTACCATTTTGTAATGTAGAATTTGGATCTCCAATTGTAACTTCATTAGAATTTCCACCACCACCACCGTTGTTAGGAGCAGGAGTTTTGTATATCATTACTTCTGTAGAGCTAGTATTAGTAGCACAATTGTATTCGTTCAAATGAACATATAAAACACCTGTGTAAGTAGCTGTATATTTTATATAAGAAGTATATCCTGAACATCCGCTAAAATCATCATTAAAGTCAACAACAGCTCCTAATTCATTTATTAAGGTTAACTGTGTATCATACGAAGCGTTTACTCCACCATAACCTGAACATGTAGAAAATTCATAGTCGTCTCCAGAAACTACATTAACTCTAATAACTTCACCAGCCCAATTAGCAGAAGTAGCCGAGCTCCAAACATTATCACTCGGAGTATAAGCACTACTCGGATAATAATTAGTACCATTATCACATTGAGAATATCCTAATATAATAAGTAAAGTTAATATTAAAGTTAATAAATGTTTCATTTTTTCTTTTTCTTTTTATGTTTATTACAAAACGATTTAGCTTCACCTTTACTGCTAAAACCCCATTTCTTTAAAGCCATTCTTAAGTTAGTAGGTTCTCCATTAGGCTTAGTCATTCCACCTGACATTCCACTAAATCTACAAGCGAATTTTATTCTTGCAGGTGCAGTGCCACTAGTGTGTCTTTTACTTAATGTTTTACCTGTTTCTTTTTTATGTTTAGCTCGCATCTTCCTGTTACGCGCTTCGTATTTTGCGTCTACACTTTTTTTAGCCATTATTTCTTTTTCCTCTTTTATAACCTGGTATAGGTTCACAACTACCTTTTGCTAGTCTTTTAGTACCAGCTTTTCTTCTGTATCCTCTCCAACAAGATTTTTTCTTTTTAGCCATTATTTCTTTTTTGTTTTTACATGTAACTCTTTATCGATTATTCTACACCAACTTCTAAGTTCGTCTATTTCATCTTCGAGTTTCATGATGTGATTAGTTTGCCACTCTTGTTTTAGATCATATTCAATTCTGTCTATAACCGCAGGAGGTAAAGATTTAGCTTCTTCAATATCAGATTGTAAAGTGTAATACATTCCTACAAACGTAGCTGTGATTGCTATTATTTTAATTACGCTTTTTAAATCTAATTTTAACTCCGTATTCTCATTTACTTTCATATGTTGTTACCAGTTATCTGCTTTGTCAAAAGGGTCTTTATCGTCTTTGTCTCCCCAATTATCTTTATTAAATCTATCTTCCATCATTTGCTCAGAATTTTCTTCTAATATTTGTTTTTTCTCTGAAGCTCTTTTAGCGTCTTTATCAGCTTGATTAGTAACTTGCCACTCTGGCCAGCCCATTATAAGAGCATTAACTTTTAAAATATCTCCCGCATCCCAAGCTGCTGGATCCATAGTTTTCAAACCTATAGCCCAAGCGTTGGCATATAGTTTTCTAAAGTTCTCTGTTGGAATATTAAAAATAGCCTGAAGACTTTTAGTTGCAGCTTCAAATTTAGGATTATTAGGATCGTAAACTTTATAATCTATAGTATATTTCTTACCATTTCTAGTAACACTAGTTTGGTACTTAATAGCATTAGCAGCTCCTAAAAATTGTTTTAGTTTACCTCCTATTGCTGGAGATAAATTTAAAAACTTCATTAAAGCTTTAGAATAATCAGGACCAGGCCATGTACCTTCTTTTTGATATTGTTTATAAAGCTCTTCACCAGCTTGTAGTGAAACATCTAATAGTATTCCTGGCATTCCAAAACCTTGCATAACGTTTCCGCCTGCTGTTCTACCAGTTAACAACATCATTTCTTTAGCTTCTTCTTCACTATATCCACCAGCTAATAGCATAAATAAACCTCCTTGTCCAGCTGCAAAAGCTGCAGGTTGAAGAACTCCATAATTTAAAACTTTAGATAGATTTTCTTTTAAACTACCTCTTCCATTTTTTATATCTCTTAAAGATTTATCTATTTCTCTAGCATAAGCAAACTGTGTAGTATGAAATCCACCAAAGATTCTACCTCTCATGCTCTTTTGCCAATTACCTAAGAAACCTGGTAGACGAGATTGCTGATTTCGTTGTACTTTTTTGTAAACATCTTTCATTGCTTTAGCTCTCGCGTCCTCATAACTCATTCCTTTTTTAATATAAGTTTGAGTTCTATTATGTAACAATGGCGCACCACCAAAAACTATAGCTGCAATATCACCCATTTGAGCAGGTTTATACCCTTTTTCTAACATATAATTTAAAAAGGTTTGCATTTTATTACCTTTAGAGGTTTTCAATAGTTCAATTATCTCTGCTGAAGCTATTTCATTTCCACCACCTCTTCTAGCTCTTGCCCAATCATCATTCCAAATTTCTGCAACATCTTTCCAATATCTAGGTTGATTAGCAAAAGCTTTACCAGCTGCAAATATATTATTATCTGATACATTAATAAAGTTAGTAAGCGAAGTGGTTTGCATAGCCATTGACCTAAAGTTTACACTCATTACCGCTTGTTGCCACTGTGTGAAGTAATTTAAATACTTTTGATCTTGAATATTACCTTGACCTAACCTATTAGTCCCATCTCTCATGGTTTGTCTCATAGTGTTGAATTCATCTCCAAAAGCATTTCCTCTAGCTACTCGTATCTTGTTTTCATTTCTTTCTGGGAAAAGCAATGCGTCTGCTATATAGAAAGGTTGAAACACATTATCTCTAACTGAACCTCTAAGAGTACTATATAAATCTCCTTCGATACTACCAGCTTTCCAAGAAGCGTCATTAGTCATACCTTCATACGTGCCTAATTTACTAACACCTATTAATCGTTGAGAAAAAGCAGCTATTTCTGGATGTTCTGATAAATAATTATTTATAGCTGTTAAATCAGACTTTGCGATTCCATTTATTTCTGTACCTACAGCTTGCCACGCGCCGATCCTGATAACATCTTCTAATGTATATTCAGTACCTACTCCTTTTAATTTTAGAACTTTATCTTTGTCTTTTAATATAGTATTATTTTCTTCTCTAAGAACATTATACTCTTTCCCCATTCTTATAGTTTCTCCTTCATGCTTCATTTGATTATCAAGATAAACATCTAAATGGTTTTCATTTAAGTATTTTAATTGAGCCTCTCCTTGTTTACCAGGAGAAATAAGCCCGTAATATAAACCTTCCATATCTTGATACTGAGGTCCTAACAAACCGGTTCTTTTTCCAGATTTTTCTCCTATTTGATGAGCTCTTACTGCAGAGTATTCTTTAATTCTGTCTATTCCAAAGCTTTCTTCTAGCAGTATATCTACAGCATTAGTTTTGTCTTCTAAACCAAACAGTTCAGAACTTTCTTCAATAATGTGTCTTTGTTCTCCAGCTAAACCTAACTGATCTAAAGCTACTTCAAAAGCTTCTATAGTAGGTTTATAATCTTCAGATATATTTATTTTATTATAAAACTTACCACGTTGACCAGAAACTAGTTCTAATAACCCCATGATTACCTTTTTGTTGTCCCATACGTGATCACTAGCCCCTTCAATTAACGTTCCTTGAGTAGTAATTAAATTGTCTTCAGTAAAACCTTTAAACCCGTGGTTGTTCATCCACTCAACATAGTTTGCTCTTCCTGCTGGACCTCTTGCGGTAATTAAAAAGTAGTCTTCTGGTCTTCCTTCTTCAACTAGTCTATTCCAGGTATCTAATTGATATTGAAAATCTGGTCCTTCAACAGCTGTGTCCATGCTATTAAAACCTTCATAATCCCATGAGTCTGCTACAAAATCTTCAGCACTTTCTATTTCTAATTTTTTGGCATTAAATACATCTTGAGTAATTTCGTGTACAACTCCGTCTGTTGTAGTGTATTTTATAATAGTATCTGATGAACCTAAAACATCATCAAAATCTGACATTTCCGCAGTAACTTCTTCCATTACCCCATTTAACACTCCAACTTCGGCATTAACTTCTTTAGTTGGTATACCTAGTTTTTTATCAACAGTACCTTCATGATTTTGAAACTCCTCACTCATTTGTGTTACGTGGTTAGCTTCAGTTTCAGTTAAACCCTTTATTTCAACATCAACACCCATCTCATTAAGTCTTTCTGTAGCTTGAGTGTTAGCTGCTTCAGTACTAGCTTCTGCAGCTTTTGGATCTTTAATAGCATTTAGTAAAGTTTCTACTAACGCAACTGAGGTAGGATCATATTTATTAAATGCATCTGTAACAGCTACAACATCAAATTTATCTTTAAAAGCTGGGTTTTCAAGTAGTTTTTGTATATCTACATCTCTGTTCATTATCTCATCCACGCGCTCTCCAGCTTTCATTCTAACAGTTTCTAATAGAGTTTCACCTGTCATTGGATCTATATAGTTTTCTAATATAGATTTATTTTCAGAAACAAACCTAGTATAATTATAAGGAGAAGTACTACCATAAAGATTATCGATGCGATCTAAATTTCTTTTTGGAGACATTACTTGAACCATTAAGTCCCAATCTTTAGTTTTAAGAGCATCAGCTGTGTTTCCTTTTAATATATCAACATAACCTTGATAAGATTGATTAGATGAATCGTATACATGTTCTCCTTTAAACTTAGCCCATTCCTTAGCAGCGTATTCAGCATATTTAAATAAGTTGTCATATGTTTTCTTTCCAATCTTAATTGGTTGAGTAGCATCAACATCTCTATATTGATACAATACATCTTCATATCTTTCTTTATAAATAGGATTATCTACGCTAAAATCTTGATATCCTTCAGTAACATAGAAATATTTAGTATTGTACATTGATCTTGGTCCATAAACTAAATTAGAGTTGAATTGTTCTAGATGTTTAACAAAACTCAAAGCATTTTCTAATTCAGCAATATCACCTTTACCACCGTTGTTTTTACTTACGACAAAATCATTTTTCATTGTTGCCCAAAACTTATAAAGATTTCCTAAAGCTTGTTGGGCTTCAGGTTTAAGTTCTTTAGCAACAGCGTTAATTTTTTCTTGTTGATCAGCACTAGGTTTGGTTTTTAACTCTCCTGTTTTTGAATCATAAGTTCCTTGTAAAATACTTTTTATTTTACCAAATGCTCCTATGTTATTAGCTGTTATTTGACTCCAATCAATAGCGTTAAAATAGTCTTTAGCTTCTTGAGATACGTTAGGATTATCTAAAGCTTCTTTAAAGTTTTCAGGTTTAAACCATTCAGACCATAAACCAACTTCTTTATTTCCACTTGTTCTATCACCGATACCAAACATCTGAGTAATCATTTCTTTACCCTTAGTTATATCATATCTATTCCCTGTTTTTTGAGTTAATTTATTTAATTCAGGAAAAGAAGTCATTACGAACTCGAAAAACTCTTGGTGTGTTTTATCAAATCTTTCTAATCGTTTTTCATCCCATTCTTTTTTACCATCTTTCTCTGAGTATAATGTTGCTTTTTGATTATCAAGACGCTTGAGCATGCTTTTTACTTCAGTTGCATTTCTATTGAAGTTAGCCCCAACATTTTTTATGTTTTCTTCCTCACCTACAAACTCAGTAAACTTTTGTCCAAATCTTTTAGAACCTGCTTTTGTTTGAGTTTTCTGTAATATATCCATATCCACTTGCATTATATCTGCTAACATGGAGTCTGGAATATTTTCACGATCACCTTCTTTCCAATCCCTGTAATATTCAAAGAAATTTTTACCTTTTACAGGTTTATGTTTTTGGTTGTAATCATTGAATACTAATACTGCTTCAGCTACTTCATCATAGCCTTTCTGTTGCATTTCTTCTGAAAACAATACTCTTCCTTCAGAATCAGCCATCTTACTCATACCAGATCTTAACTGAGCCTCAATATTATTTAAGAATTGCTGTTCAGTATATTTTTCATATTCGGGCTTATCTATACCTTGTTGTAATATTTTTTGTTGGGTTTGAGCGTCTTTAGTTTGTCTAGCAAGTTGGTTACCAGTTGTCTTAGCCATTTCATTTAATATAGCTTCCAATCTATTCTTACCTCCCATTACGAAAGCAATAAAATTTTCTTTATCTATATTACTTTTAAAATCAACAGGATTTTTTTCTTGCCATTTAGAACCAACTCCTTTGTCAGAAAAACCTTGTCCTGCCCCTACTCGATCTTTTTTAGTATAAAATTCGTTTAGCAATACATTTCTTACTCCAGTAGTTTGACCTCCTCTAGTAGTAAAAGATTCACTAGTTAAATTTTCAGGTAGAAGTTGATATATAGTTTCCCAATGTTCATTTAAAAAAGTATTCCAATGTTCTTTTTCTTTTGCTCCCCATTTTAATCCGCCATCTTTAGCTGTATGTATTTCTGGTCCGAACTGTTCTCTAATACTCATTTCTAAAGCTCTTCCTAAAGGAACTTCAGTTCCATCTTCCAGAGTTATTTTTTCAGTATGCAAGCCTTTCATTGTAAAATCTTCCAAACCTAATTTACCTAAAGCCTCATTTACCATACCAATCATTTCATTGGTATTCATATTAAATTCTTCAGATAGTATTTTTTCAGCGTCTACACCGGAAAGACTTCGATCTCTATTGTTTCCTTTTGATATAGAACCTTTTTGTCCCTCAATATTGTAGTCTAAAGTATACTCAGGAGAACCTTCAGTTAGATAACCTTTATCAATTTGCTGCATGGTTATATCCCACGCATTTGTCATTTCTTCACCACTAGAACTTGCCTGCTGATCAGGTCTTTGTGGAAAGTACTCACCAGATTCTTTAGTTAGTTTGTCTAGGTTTTTATCAATATAATTTCCTAACTTGTGGCTTAAAGTAGATTGTAAATGAGTTGAAAAAGCGCCTTTACTAGGGTTATAGCTTTTTACAGCATCAGTATAATACTTATATATCTCCGCGTTCCAGTCAGATCTAGTAATACCTTCTCCTAAATTAGGATTATATTTAGCTCTTTCTGCTTGCAAAATACCTTGGTTATCTTCAAATAACTGGTTGTCAGCTCTAACTCTTCTAGAATCAAATTGAGGAATACTTAGATCTTTTATTATCTCCATATTCTTTGCGTTTCTTATTCTTATCTCTAACGAGCTATCTTTATCAGAAACATTTGAAATCATATCTTTTGCTAACTTGATTTTCAAATTCAAACCATCTATTCTGTCTTGATAATCTTCTTTAGTCATATCGCCAGCCATGTACTGATGACTAGCCTTAGACTTTTCTTTTATTAATTCTTTCTTTTTAGCTTCAAATTCCTTTAACTCTTCGCTCCATTCAATAACTTTACCTTCAAGATCCTCAACTGTAGCTTCAACCTCTTCAACATCTTTGTCAGATAGATCCACTTTTTTACCAGCCATTACCGCCATTACCTTGTTTCTATAAGACATTCCTCCTTTACGTGTATCTGCAGCATAGCCCAAAAGAAAGTTCATCATACCTTCAGGAGATAACTCAAACTCTGCATCTGACATACCCATTTGTTTAGCTCCTGCTTTAAGTTCTGATCCAATTAACTCAGCCATTTGCTCAATGTCATTGTAACCGTAATCTAACTCTCCTTTAAGTAAAGCTTCAGCATAGTAGTTTAACCATTCTATACTACCCTGAGGGTCTCGTTGATAACTACCATCTTTAGATAAACGTTGTAAGATTATTTTTCGTTGAGGTTCAGTAAGAAGATTCTTGAATTTTTTTACAAATTCTCTAGCTTTTATTTGGCCACCTCTTACCCACTTACCTTCAGCTGTTTTAAAACCTTTTTGACGAAGTATGTCATTAACCCAATGGTGAATATTTTCATGTTGACCAGTAGCCCAATCCCCTATTCTCGCGTTCATCATGGTTTTAAGCTCGTTACCGATATACTCTTTGTCAACTATAGCTATATTGTTTCCTGAGGCGTCTTTAAATGAGAATCCTTTAGAACCTACATCTGCTGCGTTATCTATTATAAATTTTTTTTGTGCTTGCAAATCTTTTAAAAGATCTAAATCTCCAGCTAAATCAGCTTGTTCAATTTCATAATCTAAATCATCTAGTTTTTGATTATCTTCAACAGTAAATTGTTTTCCATATTCAACTTTTCTTTTTAAGCGCATTAACTCTGGTGCCATAGCTGGATCGTTTGCAGCTAATTCATCAATTCTTGCTACTACTTCTGCTGTAGTTTCATAAACCTCTGTTCCTTCTTCTTGGGCTTTGTCAAGTAGCTTTTCTCCTTCTTCTTTCGTCTTTTTCTTTTGTTCAGTTATTAAGTCAATTTGTTTCTGTAGTTGAGCATCAACTTTTCCTTGAGCCATTTCAAGGTTTAAGGTATTAACACTATTAGGGTTGTTTTTAAATTCTTCTTTAGCTACATCTAATATATCTACTAAATTAGTATATTTCTGCTCATTTCTTATATACTGTTGTTGTTCTGGAGAACCAGCTTTAAAACCATATCTAAAAGTGGCAGCTTGTATATTTTCCGCTACAGCGGTCCACTTACCTAACCATTGTGAAATCTGAGTTTCAGTCCACCCTGCTTCTGTTAACATTACTTTTAAAGCGTTGTTACTAGTATTACCTATAAACTGTAACTCTCTAGAACTAGGTACCCATCCTTGTTTTTGGCCAACAGCTGTTTTTGCAAAGTCATCTGGATCATATGCTCCTGCAGCAGTGCTTTTATCATACAAGTGTATAGCTGCTTGAGTCTCGTTAACAGCGTGAGAAAAGTTTTGCGCAGTGCTAATTTCATGGTGATTAACTAGATTTTCAACAGTAACTCCTCCACCTTGTAAGAAGTCGTAAATTTTTGTCATTGCCGCTATGTCAGGATTACTAGCCCCTTCTCCATTATTTTTCTGGTTAGCTTTAGATCTCATTAGTTCTCCAATCTCTTGCAAACTTTTACCTTTTATCTCACTAATTGAAATCCCTAATTGTTTAAAATCGTTTTTAATGCTTTCGTAAATTCTATCAGAATTACTCTCATCACCAATATTAAGTCCTCTGTTCTTCTTTGCTTTAGAAGCCGCTTTATCAATATTGTTGGTTCTAGTGCCTAAAGGAGTTTTAGGATCATAGAAAGACTTTCTACTGCCACCTAGAGTACTTGCAAAGCTTCTTCTGTCAACATCTAATAATCTTTTAGCATCGAGCTTAAATTTATTAAACATTGCCCTATTAGCTTTGTCTGGTAAAAGTAGTCTATTAGCAACTAAAAACCCCATTGTATTAGCCCAATCTTTAGGATCAACAAAGTTTAAAAAAGCTTCCGCAATCAAACCAGAATCATCTGGGTTTTCAACAGCGTGCCCAAGCCCTTCAAAAAAACCACCAGTTTTTAAAACAAGACCACCCTTAAGTATTGCTTCACTTTGCACTCCAAACTCTTCTATAGTTGCTGGAAACCCCGTTTTCTTTAATACATTATGTATTTTTTTTAACTGATTGGCTTTTGCAGGATTAGCTTTAACCCATTTAGGATCATCTAGCTTAGATAAGAAACCAGCAGGGGCTCTATTCAATACCGTTCTCATAGTAGCGATACCTATAGGAAAATAAAATGGATTCATTTCTTCCTGCCATATAACATCATTAGCTGCTACAATACCTACTTCTTCAGCATAATACATGCTCCAGTCAATCATACTTTTAGTAGCTTTACCACCGTTACCAGCTGAAACTTTTGTTGCTAAAGCGCTATAACTACTTCCAGTTTTAGCTTGAGTAGCTACTCCTCTTAAACCTGTGTAACCATATTTTGCGTCTCCGTAAAGTACTCTAGTCAAGGTACCGCCAACTAACTTTCTCGTTAATAAAAACTCTGCGGCTATAATTGCAAAATCAAAACTTCCTTGTCCAAAGCTTCTCCATGCGCTACTTTCATAAAAAGCATCTCTTTCTACCTTAGTCATACTGTTCCATAACTCTGGAAAATCTTCTTGAAAATGATTAGCCCAGACAGTTTTTTCTTCATCAGGAGATACGTTATCCACTCCTAACCATTCAGCAGCTCTATCTGTAAAACCATCTACTGTACCATCTCTTTCTAAGGTTAATGGATCAAAGTTCATTAAATAAGCTCTAGATGTAACTGTTAGTTTGTTTATTAAATTATTCCATTGGTGTTCAATTGGACTGTCAGGATAATGGAATTTTTTTAACTTCCCCCAGCCTGCATTATCCCCCGCTCCAAGTACAAATGGGACTAATCCCTCTAAACTCCCTTGGTCTGCTATTTTATCAATTACCTTTAGAAGATCTTTATTCCACGCAGTCATTTGAGATCCAAAATTACCTGATTCAGACATTAGCTTTGCCGCGGCAACTACATCAAAGGATTGATCCATTATGTTTTCGAGTAGTTGATCTTCATCAGTAAACCTAAATTCTGACTGTACAAACTGTTCTAGTGGGATAAGATTATACTTAGTAACATCTTCCGGATCTATTTCATCTCTTCTAAATAAGTTACCAGTTTGAGGATTATAAAGCATTTCGGTGTCTTCTTCAACACCATCAACATCTTGTTTTTGAATATATGATTTCCATTCTGATTGTAAATTTTCAAATTCTTCTACGCTTGAGGCATGAGCCATTTTATACTTCATGTCTGCTGCATATTCTAAATCCCAAGTAACAGGAAGGAAAGATCTTTGTATTGACTTTATAGTTTGTTTTTGTTGAATATAAGCTGCTTGTTGTAGTGGTGTTCCTTTTTCGGGATCAAAAGGTTTACCATTAAACATGGTTGTAGTACCATTAAGTCTTGATTTAGTTAGTTCTCCTTCTTCATCAACACCCATTATGTTATAAAGATTATCTCTTCTAGTAACTTGCGCATCATTATCTATAACATACCGAAGTACTCCTTCAAATCTAGGTTGATTTAAAGTTTCTATGAGCAAGTTATTTAATCCTTCTTGTGGGGTTTCAGTGAATCCAGTTTGACTAGTAAGCATTTCTTCTTCAGCTTCTCTGTCTTTATCACTCATATATGTTTCATCTTGAAACTGTACTAACCCTAAATAATACAATGTTTCTCTACTGGGTTGTATAACGTCAGGACCACTAATTAATAATTGAGTAATCTCGTCTAAAACATTAGCAGGCATTCTTTGAGGAACATTATTATTTCCCAAAGGAACACCAGCCATACCAATAATATTTCCATCAGGATCAATAATTATTGCTTCATTACCTTCTTCTTGACGATAGTCGTTTATTACCCCAACATTGTTCTGTATCATAAACCACTTTTCGTTCTCAGTCATTTGCTGAGTTGAAGCTAAAATATCTAAATTAGCAGTAACCTCTTCTTCGCTTGGTTGAGGAAGTTGACTTTGAACATCTTCTTGGAAGGATTCACTTTGTTGTCTTAACTCACTAGGTTGTACTCCCTGCGACGTTAAAGTTTTTTGTTGGTCTTCTGAAGAACTAGTTGTTTGAATTTTTTCAACTTTATTAGGAGAGTTATTTATATTACCTAGTTCTAATATATATTCATAAGTTACACCTGCTTGTCTAAGTTCAGGCGTTATTTCAATAAAAGTATACCCATAACCTTCTAATAAACCTAGATTTTCTGGAGAAGCAGGAACTGCAACTCCATTTGAAGCCTGTGAAATAACTTGTTTTAGTTTAGTTTGATTTATTTCGTTTAATGGGTTATAAACCCTTTCTCCATTATCTAAAACAACAGTAGAACCTTCTTCATCTTGCATAGTAGAAAGTTCTAATAAGTTTGTCTCCCAGTCATTTAGTTCATAGTCTGCATCATCCCCAACTTTACTCTCAACGTTTTCCACAATCGTGTTTAGTTCATCTAAACCTTCTTGAGCTGTATTTTCAGGTTTTTTACCTTCAGCTTTATCTAATCTAGCTAAAGCTTTTTTCCCTTCTATTTCATCTGCTACAGCTTGGTTTTTAACACTAACCTCTTGTCCACGTTCGTCTTTAGTTACTACGGTTCCTTCCGGAGCACATGGTAAGCAATTACCATCTGGATCTCTTCCTGGTGAACTTCCATCAGGACACTCCGGACACGGTGAGTCAGCTTGAGTATTATCTTCTACAAACTCTTCTACTTCTAGATCTTCTGCCATATAATATTAGATTAAGGATTGTTTTTTTGCCATTTTGCAAAACATTTTTTACCTTGGCTAGTGCTGTAATCAGCTAAGCAATTATCTTTTTTAAACTTTTTAATTGCAGCTGCTTTTTCAGCTTTAGTTCCTGTTAAAGTCCTCATTTTCATTCTTATTTCATCTTGAACGAAAGCATGATACTGAGCTTGAGGAGTATTAAGACTTTGTCTTTGTTGGGGAGCTATTTTTGCTGCATCTGTCATTAATGTTGCTAACGCTTCAGGTGTATCATATAGACTAGCATCTACAACACCATCTTGAATACTACTTGGGTTATCTGTGTTATAAACCGTAGTACTACCTTCGTTTATAGCCCAATCAATAGCTTCATCTAAACTACCAAAACCAAATTTATCTGCCGCAGCTTTTGTAAAGTATTTACCCACATTATTACCATTTTGTCTCATTGTGGCAATTTCTTGTATGGTTTTACCTCCACCTGGAGCTAATAGTAAATCAGAACCAACATAATAACCAGTTTTACCTCCAGGCACTTGTGTGTTCAATGTTTTAACTAAATCATTAACAGCATCTCCTTTTTTGTGATGACCTGCAACATTAGGTCCAAGGTTATCATTATCACTATAGTAATCTTTTGCTTTACTATAGTTTATATTATAACGATTTTGCCAAACCTTTTGATTTTTTTCACCTGAAGTCTGTCTGTATTGCTTTTTAGTTCCTGCTTTGTGAGGTTTTCTTGAATGTTCAACATCTTGTTTATTATAAGCAGGATTATCTAATATCATTTGACTGTGACCTAAGCCTAAAACTTTTCTTTGCCACTGAACTTGATTGTTGTTTTGAGTTTGACTATTATTCATGTAACCAATATATGGACCGAAAGAGGTTGTTCCTCCTTCTTTAAATTGATCTATAGGATCTGTACCTTGCTGATATACTTGATCGTCACCATAAAACGTTTTTCTTAATTCTACATCTACAGCATTTAAAGTTTCTCCAGCTTCTAATTTCCTGTTAGTTTCTTCTAATCCATTTAACGCATAAGTTAAAGATTGACCCCATACACTTGTAGAATATTTTTTATCATTTAAAGTAGCGGTATAATTATAATTAACTAAATTTTCAGCTAATTTTTCTCTTGCTGGACCATAACTTTTTGTTTGAACATCTTCATTTGTTGCTGGGTCATATACGGTAATAGTTTCTGCTGTAAAAATTTCATTAAGTCCTGGAACAGTATCTGTACCTTCCATAACAATATCATTGGTTATATTCATATCTCCTAACGTAGGAAAAAATTGAGGTCTATTTTTTGGATCTCCAAACTGTTGTATTAATCCTGAGTTGCTTATTTTAAACTCACTACCACCAAAACCTTCAGAAGTGTATTCTTTTTCCCAATCATCAATCTCTCCACTTCCATCTATATCTACAACATATTCTTCTGTGTCAGGATCGAACAAAGATGCTCTATCTACAGTCCAAAATCCCTTCATATAGTCAGCACTTTCTGGATCTCTATTTATTTTAAATTTAATATTTTTACCACCATTGTATTTTTTATCTATAGCAATGGCTAATAAAGCAGGGTCTACTTGATCTAAATTTATTGAGTTAGGAGTTCCTTGTTCAAAATCTAAAGTTTTATCAAAATCTTGAAATAAAGCATCAGATACTTGAACACCGTTAGCTATTTGCTCAGGCAAGCTTCTTAAGTAAGACATGTAATCTTTGTCAGCATTATCCAAAGATCCAGCTTTTTCCCAGTATTCTTCTCTTAATTCTTTAACAGTCTCCATAACACTACTATCTGATTGATCGATACCAGCCGCCTCTAAAGACTTATTAAACTCATCATAATCTTTTATCTTTCTCTTCTCCAATTCATCTTGAAGTTTTTGAGTTTGAGCCCTTCTACCAGCTTGTGCTTTAGCCATAGAATCATATGTCTTAAGTAAATCATCATTAAATTTAGCATGCGCAGCTGTCATACTTTGCAGGCCTGTAGAATTTTTAATTATATCTGGTTGTCTATATGTTCCCATTTTTAAATTTTAATTTTAACCTAATCCTCCATCTGTTGCTAAAGCACCAATACCACCAGTAATACCGCCTCCAATATTTCCAATAGCTTCCCACTTTGCTTGATTAGATTCTGCTTCTATTAATCTTTCTTGATCTAAGTTAGCTTGCAATCTGTCTAACTGAGTCAACTCTCTTTCTTCTTGTTGATCAAACATCCATTTTTCTCCTTCAGCTAGCATTTTTTGTAGGTCTTGTTCACCTTTTGCTCTAAGATCTTCGTTTTGTTTTTCTTGTTTTTGAATATCTGCTGATATTTCTTGTTTAGATTTTGCTGCAGCTTGAGCTAATGCGGTAGCTCCTCCAGATCCAGAACCTGAAGCTCTTAATGTGTCTAAAGTATTAGCCAATGCTATATCTGTTTGTTCAGCTTGAAATTTAGCAGCACCAGTAGCAACACTTAAATTATTATAAGGATTTGTCATGTTAGCATAAGGATTTGTTATATCTTGCCTAGTGTTTTCAGCGTCTGTAATAGCATTATTTAATGTATTTTGATCAGTTCGTGATAACTCAGCTTGCCCTTCAGCGTCGGCTGCTGCAATTGCTCCAGTTGCTGCGGATATAACCATTCCTCCTACTATCACTGCTGTTGTTGCTCCCATATTATTGTATTTTTTTCATTAGTTCATAAGATGGCTTTTTATCAACATGCCATCCAAATTTTTCAAATGTGTTTATCAAGTTTTTATGTCGACCTATAAATAACATATATTTAATGTCTTGTGCTTTGCAAACGTTTTCCGCTCCAGCAATAAACAATTCTAAAGCCTCTTGTCTATCATTTTCCCTATATTCAGGATCAGAAATAATCCACTCTACCCAAGCTCCTTTGGAGTTGGTTGTGTATATGAAACCTGCTAAAATTGGTTTATTGTTTTTTTCCACCATCAGACCCCCTAAACCATTATTTGGAAGAGAATCTCTATTTGGAGTAGTCCAATCTTTCCAACCTTCCCACCACGTAGGTAAAGTTTGCCAATCAGACTCAGTTAATTGTCTTATATTTAATTGCATTTTATTTTATGTTATTGAGAAGATACTACAAAATTAGATCCTACGGTCCATAGTTCTTTTGGCCCACCTGGATCAGTTAGTGAATCTGTAGATATTTTAACTCTTGCTATGTAACCTTTAATCCCAGACATTGCTGATCCCCATATTATTTCTTCAGGTCTAGCCGTGCTATTGTTAACTAAGTTTGCTACATAGTCGTTTTCTTGTCTATCGAAACCTGCATGATATATAGGTGGTATTAAATAAGCACCTGTTAAATGTGTGTTTCCTGCTGTATCATATTCTCCTTCATAGTAACTATATACTTTGCTAGAAGTATCTTTATATTCTTGCCATAATGGCGGTGGTACAGGAACCGGAGGTGGATCTACAACTTCAAAGAAAGTATCCATTCCTTCTAAATCTGATTCAAAATAATCTATTTCCCAACCACTATTTCCTTCATAACTAACAGTTTGAAAGTTTTTCATAGTACTAGGAGCAGGATTGAAAATAAAAGTAATACTAGCATCGTTGCTCATAGTATAAAAAGTACCTCTGTTATTAGGAAGTATTGCATCTGAAACGTAATGTTTCCATGCAAAACCATCAAAAGTTGTAAAATAATTAGCCTTTAAACTATCTACGGAAGTAGGAGCATAACTGAAAAAACTAGTCCATCCTTTTGCCTCTTCATCAAATGTTAATGTGTAATAATCATTTGTCCATCTTTTTATAGTGGATGTAGGAGGAACTGTGTTGTCAACTAACCAATCTGCCCAATCAACATTATAGTCTGGATCAGGAGAAGTATACGGCTTTTGAATAGATAATACATAATTACTATTATGTATATCCCAACCACCTACTAATCTATCTTTAACAACCTTATTAAATCTTATAGTAACTTGTGCTATACCACATATTAAAGCACTAATATCTTCACTGGTAAATACGAAACAATTAACCTCACCTGCATTATTCCAATTTCTCCAACTTTTAACATATGCGTTAGTAGAGACATAATTTAAACTTATAGGATCTAAATAAGATATTGTCATACCTTTTTCTAGATTTTGTCCATCTGTTTCTAAATTAAAACCTTCAGCAAGACAATCTATTCCGCTTCCTGCAGTAACCGTGTCGGTAAAAGAAAAAGTTTTATTTGTATCAGATAATTCAGCTAAACGATCTCTAAAAAAATCTTTCATTCCATATTCACTAATCTGAGTTAATCCATCTCTAGACAATCTCATCACAGTACCTCTATTCTTATCTGCAAAATATTTTCTATATCCAAACGTTCCAAAAGATCTAGGATCATTGCTAATTCCCCAATGACCTAAATAGGGAGTTATCTGTCCAATAACTAAGTTCTGAGTAGTAACTGGAGTTTGAACCCCATCAGCAGCATATATAGCATCTTTATCTATTAAAGCTTTACTTACTTTATTTTCTTGAAATATACTTAAGTTTGTATCTTCTGCAAATAACCTTTGTATGCTACCATAAGCTGGATCTATACTTCTTGTAATTTCTTGACCTACACTAAAAACGTTTAATTCGTTAATTCCTGTTCTAGAATTAAATATCCCTGAATAAATTAACCCACTAAATAATCTTTGTTGATTATTATCGTCTTCAGTTATATGAGCTTTTACACCTAAACTTGTTATATTATTGTTATAACCTCCTTGTATTCTTGCTTCTTCAACAACCCAGTTAGAATCTCCTGCACTTGTATCTGCATCAACCGGAAAAGGAGGCCATGCTCCTTGATTATTTAAAAATGTTGTAGTGCTATTAACTCCTTCCCAGGGAACTCCTGTATAAATAGAATTTTTATTAGGAGAAGAATCAATTACTCTTTTCAGTAAGAAAGTGTTAAAATAAGATACTTCTAATTCTGCTGCCATATTTTATAATTACTTGTTATTAGTTTTAATTACCTAGCATTCACCAGTACATGGATCTAAATCATCACATCCACCAGAACCACTACCGCCACCACAGTCGCCAGTACAACCAGCAAATCCAACACCTGGATCTGTTGATCCTTCAGGACAAGGGAAACCATCTGCATTTACACCTGGGTGAGGGAATGTGTATATAATATCATTTACAGTAGCATTAGGATTTCCAGCATCTGCGGTATATCCCCAATATGTTTCATCTCCTCTTCCAGAAGCATTTGCGTCTTCAGCAGCAACCCCAAAATTAAATATTAACTCTTGCCCAATACAATCCGGAAAATTAGCACAACAAGAACAACTAGTTAAGTTAGCTGGATCTCCATCCCAAGCGTCTTGTTCCATTCCAAACCATCCACCTTCTCCATATATTTGTTCAGTTACATCTTGAGTTAGATATACTGAAACTTCTGTATATTTACCACTTGGCTCAACATAAGTTTCTGTGTAAAAATCAGTGTTGTTTATACCAGCTAAAGGACCACAAGCACCTGAGCTTGTTACGCTTTTTATCTCCCAATCATATACTAGTTCAGTATTTCTCAAGACTTCAGTATAAGAACCATTTTCAAATCTCACTGTAAAGAACTCAACATCGCCATCATCTCCACTACATGTATTTACAGCTTCTTGCCATGTTATATCACTCTCAATAGTAAGAGCACCTCCATTAGGAAGTTGTGTAGCACCACCTTGAGGAGATTGTCCATTATATACAGTAACTACAGGTCTACAATTGTCTAATAAGAAATCTCTATCAAAAGCTTTTGTTGTTCCATTTGCTGTAATTATTAATCTTAAAAATATAAATTGTAGAGGGTTAGTGCTAAGATCATTAGCAATGAATACATTGGGATCTGCTCCTGGCTTTAATCTTAATTTCCATAAAGGTTGTCCATTAGCTCCATACGAATCTATAAAAACTTCAAAAACATCTATTAAATCTGCAGGTAAAAAATCACCATTGTTTGATTGTAATAAAGCACATGTAGCAGCGGGATCAGCACAAGGAAAACCAGCCTCGTTAAAAGGTTCAAACGAGTTGGGAGTTACTTCAGTTCCAGGTACTGTACATTCAGACCAAGTAAACAAACTGCTACTTGTAAATTCTGGTAATGAATAAACTCCGTTAGGAGCGTACCCATCATCAATTAGTTGATTTAAATCACTAATTAGTCCACTAGACGATGTTTCCCAGTAAATCTCTAAATTAGAACGCACTGGAGTGGTTTCAAACACTGTCAGAGCATTACTAAATAAAGGAGGAAATGAAAGAGGTTTAAGTGCTGTTACAGGGAAATTTTGTTGATCATTTTTATTTAATCCAATTTGATATTGAGTACTTAACTCAGCAACATAAGGATTATCATCAGCTTTAAATATAGGATCTACAGGCACTCTTTCATCTCTCGTTGTAACATCTTCTAAATAATATGGATAAAATTGATTTGCTAAATCTGTATCTCTTTTATTCTTGGTCCATTCTCCTAAAGTATTAAACGGTTGAAGAGTTGTTACGTTAACTTTATTGTAGTTATAACTATATGAAACACCTGAGTTAGGGCTAAACTGTTGATTAACCCAAATAGACATTTGATAAGGTAAAGGACTACTTATAATTGCTGATTCAATATAATTAGGCATTACAATACTCCATAGTACTTCTTCAGATCCAAAAACTTCTTGAACAGGTCCTGGGTCATTTAAATTCTTAGGAACTTTATTTATATTATCTCCAAATAAGGAAATATTAGAAACCACTGTGGTATTAATATATCTTGGCTCTAATTGATGTCTTGCTCCTGGTCCAGTTCCTGATCCATCATCACCTATAGGATCCCATGTAATTTTCCCACTTGTAGCACCTGGTACATAAACATTATAATAATCATGATCTTGTTGTTTTACTACAATTTTATAACTGTACCAACCTAAAGGATTATCTTCACTCCAGAGACCAGGATAACCTTGTATACCGTCAGATGGAATAGGATTGTTGAAATTTATTTTTAATGAGTTCCCAAACCATTGAACTGGATCTGGTTGTCCAAATGAATATGGAGCAAATACAGTGTCATTAGAAAAACTGTCTGTGATTAACTGAGCTGGATTTCTCAGAGTTACACTAGAAGCTCTACCATATCTATCTTGTAATACTACTCCAACTTGATAAGTTCTGTTTTGTTTTAAAGTACTTAAAGGCAACGCCTTCATGTCTGAGTCTTCATACTGAACTCCTCTTCTAACGTTTATGTCAACTTCATAGTCTAAATATAAAGGAGAAGTATGTTTATCTAAATAATTTCCATAAACTATTCTATTAGACACGATCTCTTGACTCAAAGCAGCTACAGGAACTCTATCGCTAACCCTAATTAAATCTGCTTCAGGAAGAACTTTGTAAGGTTTTATAGAGTTATATTCAAAAATATAATGATCAGGATAACATTGTGCTTTTATAACTATTTTTTCACCTACTGACAAAGCGTTTACAGGTAATTCTACAGCCCCTCCAGTAATAGCTTCAAATCCTATTTGCCATAAAGCGTCTTCACAGTCAGGGTAACAATAGCCAGTTGGAGGAAAAATACTTGTAAGATAAATCGGTTCTCCATCAATAGATAATAAAGGAGTTATGCCATCTTCTCTAAATAGCTGAGCGTAAGTATCAGTACCACAATTTGTGTATATTCCATTATTTAAATATGAAAACGCATAAGCCATTGCGCCAAGTGTTTCTTCTATATATAGAGTAGTTAGTTCATCAAAATAATTATTTCCGCAGGCACTTCCTGACACTACAAAACTAGGTGGTTGACTGAATATTTCACTGCTTATATCTTCAACTACTTTTATACTTTGCTCATTGGCATCTTTAAAAAGTATTTGTATTTCGTCAACTTTGTATTCGCTTGTAAGTTTATCAACTGTAGTCGGTAAATCTATTTTTAGACCTATAGAGTTTATTTTATTTTCCATGAAATCAACTACACCGGTCTCAGCAGTGTTTTTCTCATCTCCTACACTACAGTTATCCACGGGTTCAGCTAAATCATCAGGTGCTACTCCTTCTAATTTTAAAAATTCAGCATCATAATCAAAATTATTTATAAAAAAGCCATTGTTTCCTGGAACAAAAGCAGCTTGAGTAAATGGAGCCATTAATGAATATTCTCCATCATCATACTTAAATCTATAACTAAATCTAGGAAATTTATCTTTTAAATAGTTTTCATCACCTGGAAACGTTAAATCAAAATCAACGTTAGAATAACAAAATCTTAACTTATCTCCTACTTCCCAATTATAAGTAGGTGTAGTAACATCCACTATAACAGCATTATTATTTATGTTTGCTGTTCTAACAATATTTAATGGTGGATTTATTAAGCTTTGTATAAAAACATCTGGTGAATTAGGTTTATCTACATTAGTACATTTAATACAATAACCGTTACCCTCCCATAAATAGTCACTAGAGGATGGAACACCAAACGAATATGCGTCACTTAAGGTAACATCTCCAGCACCTGCGCCAGCTAAATTAGAAATACTTGTTAAAAAGTGAGGAGGATTCCATTGGGAAACTTTATCTTTTAGTAGAGATTCTTTGTCTTCTATATCTAAAGCTGTAGTAGGAATAGGACTTTGAAAATCAATGACTTCTACGGGTGCATATTTAGCAACCGACACGTGATCTTCGTTTTGATAATAAGGATTACTTGAACAAGCCGGAGCGCCAAAAGCAAAATCTACATTAATTTTTCTAGGTTGATTTCTGTTATCGGTCCATGCTAGTACATCTTCTAATAGGTTTACTCCTGTTATATAATTTGTAGTAGAAAAATTTAACCAACTACCTTCAACCAGAATAGTAGTGTCTTGTGTTAGTGTATTGTAGCATACTATTTGACAAATAGCTCCTCTTGATACGTAGCCAAACACAGTTTCGTAAAAATCACTAGGTGCTCGTGCAGTTAGTTGAGGACTACAATCAGTGTAATCTGTTAAAAAATAATATATTCTATTATTTTGTGTATCAACATAACTACCTATCACTTCCATTTTAGTTCTAACAAAAGAATTAGGATCTACCGCAGCGTCATTAGTAGAAGAAGGACAAGGAATAGGAAATCCACCAGGTGGATATAATGGACTAAGTGGTTCATAAGAATCTCTTTGAATATAATTTTTTCCAGTAGAACCTATATCTTGGATATTATTTCCTAATTTACTAGTTTCTGTATTACCCAATACATTCTCTAACGCACCTACGTTGGGACCTTCTGATTTGTTTATTGAAATGTTTTTTCCTTCTCTGTACTCTCCCTTTTCAATTAACCTTTCGTCTAAGTCTTGGTTCATTTTAGACTTAAGAAATGTATTTTTAATTTCTGGCATTATATTTAGTATTTAATCCATTTTGATTTACCACGCATTATTTGAACAAACTCGTCAAGCTTTAAGTTAGATAATCTAATTTTAGCATTTCTTAATGCTGCTGATCTTTCTTTTTTAAACCTTCTTATAACATATTCTTGAATTCCGGTTCTTGTAGATAAAATAGCATGAAGAATATGCATGTATAAAGCTTGTTCAGCCATTTTGGGTATTTTAGTATCTTCTTCGTAAGCTAGTCCATCTGAAATATATTCAATTGTTATTAATTTGTTTGCTAAATTACTACTAAATGAAAATTTTCCTTCTCTTTCGTTTATAGTAAACCACCCGTTAATGTTCGCTGTTTCTGGGTGTAATCCATAACGTTGACCTAGTAAAGCAAAATCTCTATACCCATACCAGGAATCAGCATACCCATAATCAAACAAAGGTTCAATACTTAAATCTTTAGGAGCGTTTTTCCATCTTTCATCTGTCAATGATGTTCCTTCTAAATTTTCTTCCCATTTATCTTGAATAGGAACACCTTCAGGAGTATTATCTTGTAAAGGTGTATCTGTTGGATTAACAGTTAAATCAGTAGGATATATTATATGTTTAACACCAACTCTGTCTATCCATGACAACTGTACGTAATTAACATAATCTTGAGGTATAATTACAGATAAACTTGATGGCACACTAACTTCTTGAGTTTTTACACTTTTTAATGTATCATAAGAAAATTCTTGTAATCCTCTTTTTGCATGGAAAATTACATCTCCTCTTGGTGTTTGAGATATTATTTTGTCTTTACCAACATACATCATCATGAAGTTATTTACAACTTCTTCTAAACTAACGTATTCATAGCCACCATAGTTGTTCCATAGTGCTTGCTGCTTTATTTGTAATCCAATATAACCTACAGGAACGGGACCAGGCGCAGCTTTTAATGTATTACCTTCCATGGTATACCCACCGATATATTCTGTCCAAGTGCTTCCTACACCTTCAAAAGGACCTACTCCAGTTGGAGAAGTATATACTTTAAAATTATTAAGAGCATATTCAGGAGAAGCTGGATCATAACTATTAAAGCTTCCTAACTGTAAGATAGTGTTAAAGTCAAAATAAAAAGTTTCTCCTAGAATACCATTTGATTCTAATATTTGTTGACCTGCGTAATATTGTGCGTTTGTTTCTGTAATTAGTCCTCCATTTGGTGTTGCCATAGTTTATTAACTTTTTTCGTTTATATTTTCTTGTTGAACCATTTGAGCTGCACTTTGTACTATTTGTGGATCTCTAATTACTACTCCAGCATACATTAATATTTGAATAATAACATCAGTTTGTTCTTCTACATGAAGATCAAAATCTACGGGACCAGTGGTTGGTATAACTGTACCTCCTGGTATAGGTGAGTATTCATATTGTCCTAAAGTTCCAACTGTGTAAGCCCAAACAGGATCTTGAGGTTTTCTAATACATAAAGCCCGAACTGAATTTAAATTTAAAACACCATTATCAGGTCCATATATATCTATTCTAGGCGAACCAGGACTTGATCCACCGCTATATCCACCTTGTTGGGTATATATAGGATTTATAGCTGAAGGTTTAGTATAGTTAGAATTGTTACGAAGTAATGCTTGACCTGGATCTACCCTCTCCATAAGGTAAGATTTACCTGTAACTTCATTTTGAAAAAACAAATCTCCTATATAATAAATACTACTAGGTAAAGTGTAATAAGACGGGTTGGGAAATAAATTGATAAAGTTTAAAGCAACATTGTCTTTGAATATAGACATTCTTTCGTCTAGATTATCTAATCTATTACCATATTCACTATTGTTTTGAGCTACTCTAAATTGTTGGTTAAAGTCTTCAAAGTATTTTTCAAATATCTCTAACTGAACTTGAGTAGCTAAACTATTAAATTCAACAGGTGTTATAAAACCTCTTTGTTCTTTATTTAAAATTAGTAGTACTGTTTTGTACACTGTATCTACACTTATTGCCATATTTCCTGTTTTACTATAAATAATAAAGGCGGCGATAATAGCCGCCTTTATTAAGATTACATGTTTAGTGAGTATTTAACTAAACTTTTTTTCTATTGACTTATACACTTCTAATCCTTCATCTGTCTGGAACCACGATGCTAAAGCGCTATACGCGTTTTCATCAAATGGTACAGTCATAAGCTTTTTACCATTACTTCCCCATGAAAATGTTTTTTGATCTTGAGAAAGTTTGATTATACCAGCTTCTCTTGCTTTTATACCAAAGTTCCTTAATTGTATGTTTTCATCGTTCGCTAACGCTAAAAAGGTTTTAGGATTATTTTTTGCAAATACCCTAAGATCTCTTTTTATTTCTTTAGTAGAAAGAGAGTTTACATCTGAACCAACTTCCACTCTTAATATAGCTTCTGCATGATCTATATCCATTCCTTTAGCAGCATTCATAGCTTCTAATTGGATATCAAATAAATCTAAATCTTCCACAGCTTCTTTTACATCATCTATTTCTCCATATCTTTTCCCTTTCCATGGGTGATACAAAGATAGTAACTTTTGAAGACTTTGTTTCTCTTTAGGTACAAACAACGCGCCATCGTTAAATATAACGTGTCTCATAGTACATTGCCCTTGTTGTTCATCTACAAAAACAGAGTTCTGATTAGTTGCATATCTAATTTCTCTTTGCATGTTTGTTTCTGGATCGAAATATAATAAAGGAAATCTTCTTGTATGTTTAGAAGGTAAAGTGAAACTTAAAGGACTTTTATTATTTAATAAGTAATAAGTTCTATCTTTTATCTCCCACGTGTCTTCTATTTTTAAATCTTTTGTTTCTTTTGACATAATATAATATAATTAAAAAGTTAAAAAAGACCCCTAATTAAAGGGGTCTTATTAATTGTAATCTACGATATCTCTACACCAGTGATCTTATAAAGCGTTGGAGCTTCTAAGTATTCAGTTGGAACAGCAACATCAGCAAATTTAGGAATATGATATGGATCTGCCACACCAGCTTCTAAAATTGCGTTTAGAGCATCAATTGCAGCTTGTGGAAGCGTAGCTCCCATATCGCCATCAAATTGAATCTCTAGAGTTGTAGCCGCACCACCAGTTGGATCTTGAATAGCAAGATCAAACGATGATAACGAATTACTATCAGAGTAACCAGAGATTAATATAGGAATGTCAACATCCACTATAACATCACCAGTTTGTATACCACTACCACCAGATAATTCTGATGTGTCTGTATTTGGGTTTATGAAATTGATAAGCATAACTTTGTATTTTTTAAATGTTAATAATTATTAAGCCGTAAATAATACGAAGTTGTTAGCTGCTTGAACACACAAACATCTTTCTGATAAGTATTGAACTTGCATTGCATCTAAAGAAGATGTGTATGCTCCTCCAACAGAACCAAGGATCCAAGATTTTAATCTTCTATCATCAGTTTGTGAAGCTCTATACCTAACGTGTAAGAAAGGACGTCTAATGTTTTGACCCATCATTTGATCATAAACAGTTGATGTACCAGCAGGAACCATAACTCCTTTGATATTGTCAACCATTCCTCTAGTAGAAGCATCGTTTAGATATTTCCAATCAGTTTTGTAGAAGTCATAAGAACCTCTTCTAAACCCAGAAAATCCAAAGTTTAATGCCATTTCACTAGAATTGTCAAATAAACCATATGAAGCTGAAGCAACTGAAGAATAACCTCCACCAGCTTGAGCGCCAATCATATCGTCAAAGTCAAGAGCAGTAGCTCTATCCAAGAAAAGCATGTTTTCTTCAATAGCACCTTGCTTATCTAATTGTTGTAGGATTTGATCGAAATCACCTAATGCACCAGCTCCAGGAGCAGCAGCACCAGCGAAACCAGCATATACGTTACCTCTGTCTTCTAATGCAGCAAACATACCTTGTGTACCACCACCAGAAAGACCAGCAGCAACTGACGCAGCGTTTGCAGCAACTTCACCTTCAACACATACCATTTCAAGATAATCTTCATATCTCAATCTAGTTTCAGATTCAGCTTTAATATACCATAAGAAACCAGTAGCTCCGTCTTCAGTTGCAACTTCAACCCAACCAATTTGAGCAGTGTCAGAACCATTAACTTCGTATTGATCTTTAATGATGATAGGCTTGTTATTGAATTGAGTCATTACTGGCTCAACTGCACCTAACATTCCGTCTGTCCCTTTTTGGAAGTCAGAACCATAAACAAATAGTCTAAGTCCTGCTACACCAGCAAGAGCGCCCCAACCACCACCAGCAGTTGTATAACAAACAGCGTTGAACTCATTCGCAGCTAAACCACCAGCAGCTCCATCATCAATTAAACTAACAATACCTTTTAATGTAACTCCACTAACTGGATCGTACACTACAATTGTATTATTAACTCTAATTGCTAAAGGATCAGCTGTACTGTTTACTGTGAAAGTACCAGCGTTTTCTGAAACGTCTGTATAAGCAATGTGTAATCTATTTTGTTCAGACCAGATTACTTGATCTGAGGTCATTGGCATTTCTGCTCCGACCATTCTAAGAAATCCAGAAATGGTTCTATTACCAAATCTTTCGACTTCTTGTTCGTATAATTCCGGCAAGTATTGTTGAGCAAAATCTGCAAAATCAGTTCCTGCACCGCCACCACCTACATCTGTCCATTGTAGGTAATTACTTGATAATACTTGTTGCTCCGGGTACGGTTGTAACCCCGCATGCATAGCTGTAAAACTCATAATTTATTAATTTACGTTTTTCGTTTAATTTTTAACTTAGAACTATCAACTCCGTTTACTGCTTTAATTTTCATTCCTTTAAACCTTATATCAGTGTCTCCACTTCTAGTTGGTCTTGAACCATCACTTATATTTTTAGACTTTTTATATTCAGAGCGAATCGCATCTGCTTTGCCTTGTTCATAAAAGTGATTAGCTAAGGAATCAGCATTTCTAGCCGCGTAAAGAGCTTTGTGATAGCCTGCCATGTCTACAATATCGCCTTTTTCATCTAAGAACCTCTTAACGAAATTTTCTATATCTGATTGTTTACTAGCAACATCTGAAGGGTTGTTGACTTTGTATCTAAATTTCTTTTCTCCTACACTGAAATCAAAACCTTTGAATTCATCAGAAAAATGTGTATTAGTACGGTCAACAAAATCCTCACGTCTCTTTTGAGCAGTTTCCTGTTCTTTGTTATATCTGTTGAAAAAGTCCATGGCTTTTTGTTGATCTTGTGATATACCTGGTCTCATTTTGATCTCATCGTAATAATCACTTTTCATCTTGTCCAAATAGCCTTGAGCTTTCGCAACTTCTTCTTTAATCGCAAGCTTTCGCTTACGTATTTCTTTTTCACTATCCACATCTGAATTATAAGCGAATTTATCATCAATCATGAATTCAACTTCGTCTTTATCTAAATGTGGTTTAGATTTTTTATAATATTCTCTTAATAAAGTTAAATCATCTGCTTTACTATAATCAGCATTTAACCTTATATAATCTTCCATGTTACCTCCTGTATCTTGCATAAACTTAACAAGTTTTTCTACATTTTCAGGTAATTGTAATTCTGGTTTTTCTTTTAATTCTTTTTTAATATCTTTAACTACTTCCTCAGTAGTTGCATTAGAAGTTATTTCTTCTATTACTACTACTTCTGGTTCTTCCGTATTCTTGTCTTTGTGTGACACTTCCACTTGGGTATCTTTCCCGCTTTCTTCGCTGCTGTCTCCTGTGCTTTGCACGCTTTCAACTGTTTCCCCTTGTAAGGCATCTGTTTCTTCTTTCTTAGTTAAATCTACTTTAGCTACTTCGGTTTTCTTATTAGCTAGTTTTCTAGGTTTCTTTTTTACTTTGAGTGGTTCTACCTTAGTATCCACTGCTGGTTTTTCTTGTTCCATGATATGATATTATATAATTATTGTGGCGGCATCATTGGAGCGCCGGGCCCAGGCGGAGGAGTCATTCCCTCACCAGTATTTAATAAAGGTGGATCTCCACCCATCTCAGATGGATCTCCTTGTGATTTTTCAAAGTTCATTGGTAATCCACCATTTTTTCTTTGAGCAATCATTTCACTTTGTTGTGTAGCTTGTAATTTAGTTCGTTTATCTTTTCTATCTTCAATCTCTGCTTCCTTTGTAGTAGCAGCACCTATTTCCATTTGCTTTAACTGTTTGTCAAATTCAAACTTCATAGTCATTAGTTCTTTATCTATTTGAGCTTTGGCTTGTAATTTTTGAATATCAAACTGTGACTTACCTTGTTCTATTTGTAGTTCACTCTGTGCTAAAGCTTGTTGTTTTTGCATTTCAGCAGTAGCAGCCGCTTGAACCTGTTTAGCATTCTTCTGTTCTTCCATAGCCATCATTTGTTTTTGTTTGGCCATATCCTCTTTAGCTTTCTTCTTTCTTAATAGCTTTAAATATTGATTAGCTAATTTTAAGTTGTTTATTTCTCTAATATCAATAGCATCTTCTAAGTTTATTGACTGCTGCTGTAAAGCCATTTGAATGTTTTGCTCAAGCATTGCTTTTTCTTCTTCATCAGGTTCTACTTGAAGATAAATGCCAAAATCATATAAATGTAGAGATTGAATTTCTTCTAAAGTTTTAACATTATAAAGACTAATGCTATTTATCAAAGCTTCTTTTGTTAAATCAAATTCTAAACAGTCTGCAACTCTTAATGATATATTTTCACAAGCTCTTAATGTTAAATACAAACTAGCATTTAATATATGTTTAGTAGCAGTGTTAGATGCAGCTGCTGCTAATTTCTGTAAACCTACTAAAGCTTCTTCATTTGGAGTACTACCATCACGCGCCTCGTTCAATCCGGTGACGTCTCTGATCATTTGAAGGTAGTATTGATATGTTTGTATGAGAGACTGTATTTTAGCTTGTCCTGATGAGCTATTTAACTCCTGAATAGGTACTTTGCCATGGTTTAGATCACCATCTTGCGTCATAGACCTACCTACGATACTACCAGTCTGGAAATACATGTTTAATGCTTCTGCTGGATTATAATTAGTACCATTCCCTAAATCAACCTCTGCTAATCCATCTACATCTACAAAAACTCCATCTGGAACAGTCCTAGCTAATACTTGTTGAAGTTTTAATGAAGTCAATTGAATCATATCAGCAAATCCCATCATCCTTTCTACTAGAGATTCAATTCTACCTTTATACATGTGTGGAGCACATAACTGGTAATTCATGTTTACTTTAGTAAGGTCGGAAAATGGTCTTGTCATATTTTCAGCAACTTTCCACTCTAACATTATTGGGTGACCTAATATTTTAGCTCCATGATATAATACTTCAATTGATCTAGAAACTCTATCATAATTATCGCTAGGTGGTGGATTAAAAAAGTCATGCTTTTGTATTGCTTTTTCTAAACCACTATCAGTACGTTTTATTTTAAATACTTGATCACCATAAGTTTTATATTCAAAGTATAATACTTGAACAGTGTTATTGTCGTCTTTTCCTGACCAGTTTCTAGTATAGTTTCTTGTTCCAGGGTATTTTTGAATTTCTTGTAATTCTTGAGAAGTTATATCCGGAAATTGTTTCTTTAATTCTGGTAAAGATATATTTTTAACTTCTCCTACATAATATATATCTTCAAAGTTGGGATCTTCAGTATATGACCAAACCATATTTGCTGGATCACAATATTCTACCACTATTCCATTAGATCTATTATAATTAGTTTTTACTGCACCTATTCCTAAAACTACTAAATCTCTATTAAATCTATTCTTTGTTAAATTATATTTATTTCTTTCTAATACGTTATCAATTAGTTCTTCTTCTGCAATTTCTATAGATTGCTTATAATCTAATTGCATATGAATTTCTAACTCTTGTTCATCTTGAGGAACATTTTCCATTCCTCTAGTTTCACTTATATCTACACCAAGAGACTTTTCTACAGCTTTAGTAAACTCTCTTGTTGCAATATCTTTTGCAATTTTTTCTGCATACTTAGTTCTAGTTTGTCTTGACGCTGGGTCTTGAGCAAAAGCTTTTATTTCGTAGTTTTTGTTACTCATCCCATTAACTACTATATCAACAAATTTAGGAATAACCGGAACTGGTTTCCAATCTAAATTTAGATAAGATAAATCTCCGTTTATAGAAAGTTCATCTTTATATTTTTGTACTGATTGTTCTCCTCGAGAATACAGTCTTCTTTGGTGAAAAATATTATAGTTAAAAGAATATCTTTCTCCTCCTAATCCTTGACTGAACCATTCACTTTCTATTGCTCGTCCTACTAACAATCCATATTCTAAACTCATTTTCTCTGCCTCAGGTACTACCTGATCAGGAAATGAACTTCTAGTATTCGTATAAATCATTTATTAATTATTTTTGAAAGAATTCCATCATTGTCGTATCTCTTTATTCCTAAGTTTACTTCTCTAACTGTTCTAGCAGCTAGTGGTTTATACTTGTTTTTATTACAAGCCATTATAGCTAACCCAGAACTAATAGAAGCATCATGCTTGGTTCTATTGTTTATATTAAATTTTGCCCAATCTTCTAGAGTTTCTTGAAAATACATATCACCATATGCATCATTTTTAAAACCTACGTAATTGTCAATATAAGATTCAATTGCGGCGGCGTGTGCTTGTATCACATCTTGACTTGAATTTGGAATGCCACCAATTTCTTTCTCGGTTATAGAAAGTTTATTCCATATTTTATCTGGTCTATTCATAGAGAACATTCTATATCCTCTTCGCTTTAAATAATAAAGTAATCTTGGTTTGTTATTTTCTGCCAATATTGGCATTCCGTAAAACACCAACGCCATTAATACATCTTCAAAAAATGTTTCAGCAGTTGGAGGTCTAGAAATGTATTGCAAAAAAAACTTATTAGAAGGAGCATCTTCCATGCTAAATTTAGTTAGACCATGTAAAGAACCTTTTGATCCTCTACCATCAACTGTTCCACTAATATCGTAACTATCACACCCAAATCCTCCCAGATGATCATTGCCAGGATATTTTAATCCATTTTTTATAATCACTTGATTTTGTAAAGATCTAGGTGGCACCCAGCTAATTTTAAACCTACCTGTCGGAGAAGGCATGAATTCTACTTGAGTATCTCTTACTCCATTTTGCCATTGAAAACTTCCAGTAGTAACTTCCGCGACATTATTTAGTTCTTCATTATAATCAATTTGCTCGTATATTTTAACCAAATTAAATAAAGATTCCTTAGTCTCATCTCTAAACGCGTGTTTCTCTGTACGAGGAAATTGTCTATAATATTCGTTAAGTCCGTCTTGATCTTGTTTTAATCCTTCAACTTCATTCTCCCAATGTTCAATTACCCCTATTCTTATTAAAGTACCATCAATACCTTTAATAGGGTTTTTAGGAGTATCAAATACGGGATATCCATATTTATCTATAAAACCTTCATAATTCCATTCCATAGGAATAAAAAGGGAATATAAACCTTCTTTAGTTTGACCGTTTTTATTTCTATTTAAAACATTAGAACCAGTGTATATATCTTTAAAGTTTTGTCCTCCTTTGTCCAAAGCATTAGATGTTGAACCCATCATACACTTACCTACAATCCTACTACCTAATCTTAAACAGGTTTTTGTTACTTTCCAGTTGTTTTTAATATTGTCAGGTTTCTCCCACTTACCGCTTTCATCATGCGCTAATAGTTTTAACTTTTCACCATCATAGCTATTGTCTCCAGTATTCTTCCAATCTATTGTTGTATCTAATCCTTCTAGTTCTCTAAGTTCTTCATTAATCTCCAACTTTCTACGTGTAAGTTTAGATGCCGGAACCCTATATGCCAGTTCGGTTTTAGGGCGATCCATACCATCTTGGATTGGTTTGAAGAAAAACGGATAGTTAATCGAGATTGGTACAACTTTATCTGTGAACATTTTTTTAGCATCTGCACCAGTTTTAGATAAAATCCCGTATCTACTGTCGGATGATATGGTTGCTTCATTAACGAGTTCAGCTGATGACATAAACGAAAATCCCGATCTTCTATTTTTAAGATAGCACATTCCATAGGATCTAGTATCGGCTTTACAGGCTTCCCAAAAGATGAAGAATAATCTGTTTGATTCCCTATAGTCGGGAGCTCCAACATCAATTTTTGACCATTGCAAGTACATGTAATGAGTACCAGTAATATAAGTAGGTTTACCATTGTTATAAAACCAGTGTCCTTCATCTCTTCTTTTAAATTCTTCATCTATATAATCCCACCATTCTTCACGGAAATCTTGAGGATATTTTTCCCAATCAAAACGGTTTTTAATTCGTTTTAATTCTTTAGGATATTCTTGTTTTTCCCAGTACTGTTCCTCTTTATTTTCGCTTCGTTTAAAACATTCATCTTCTGCTGGTAGTGCAATACGCAGGTTTTGAATTTCAATGATCTCTCCAATTTGTCCAGTTTTACTTATTACTATGAAATCATAGTCTGAATTATAGCCATACTCCCACTTCTTTAAACGGTTGTTTGTTTTTAAAAGCTTTGGATTAACTACATCATTTACAATTTTAGATAATGTAGGTACATAAGTCATGTCTTACTTCTCCCTTCTGCAAAACCCTTAAAACCTCTAGGTGTTTTAGTAACCTCTTCTACAGGTTTTTCTTTTAATAGTTCTTCTTCTTCTTCGATTCTTTGTAGAATTTCAAAAGCGTCGAAAATAGCTAGTTTCTTAGTGGCAGCTGCGTTCTTTAGTCGGTCCGCAGACACATCCTCCCCCGTATCCACAATCTCCTCTTTCGCTACTTTTATTAATTCCTTCACTGCTTCGTGCCCAGCTTGGATTATAAACCTCTTCGTTTCTTTCGTGTTCATATTTAACAACTATATCATTTAATTTCATACAATACAATAATTGGTTATTTATAGTAAATTCAAATTCTCTATCTTTTTTGAAAGATATTAAATCTCCTACCTCTAAATTATATTCTTTTAACTTGGGATTACCATAAACAATTACTCCTTTTTGAATACTAGTTTTTCCTGTAGTAAATTTATCATTACTTTTAGTTGGAGCAATAAAACATCTATCTAAAAAACTTATCCATTCATTATTTTTGTTATATAAATATAATTGATCAATGGCACAAAAGTACAAGTTTTCCTTAAAATAAGAACGACTATTAACTTCTTCCCCTCTAATGTTATGAAATCTTCTAAATATATTATGATGAACTACAACTATATCTCCTTTCTCAATATCAGTGGTATAAGCTAGAGGAGTTGATATCACTCTAGCTAGTTTATTAACACTTTTAAAATTAGAAATATTAGTATTTAAAATTAACTCTGAATCAGAAATTTTTTTAGTATTATTATATCTCTCTCCTAAAGGTTCTATTACAAAATCATATATGCTTCTCATGAAAAAGCTAAGTCAAATTCAATAGCTATAGCCATATTAGAATTAAACTTTTTCCAAGGAAGAATTTCATCATTTTTCTTGATATATATCATATATTCCCCTTGTTCTGGTTCTAGTATATCGGATATAATATGACCACCATAAACTTCTTGCCCTACAGAATAATGCATAGCTTCATTTTTATAATCAGAACCTATACTTATTTTTCTAATTTTATTAGACATCTTTTACTGCTTCTAATTTAGGTTTTTCACTATCACTTTCTGCAATTACAGTGTATTCACCAGTGTTTAGATCAATATTCACAGAACCATATTCTTCTTCTAGTTCTTTTTTAAACATATCTACCGACTGGTTAATACTAACCATTTCGTGAAGATACCCGTGTTTTTGAGTTTCTAAATATCCTATTTTACTTAAAAGAGCTGCAATAGCTTCTTGCTGTTCGTTTATTTTTTTTAATTGTTCTTCTTTAATTTTCATTTTATAAAATTTAATTATTGTTGTTGTTTTTTTATTAATTTATGTAATAAAATTCTCTTGTATCGTTCCAGTTGCCATTAACTTGAGAAGCACTTATTTGGCCGTTGTAAAAAGCTGCTAAACCTAAATTGCCTTCGAATTCATATATAGTACCACCACCACCATTTGCTCCTCCATATATAATAGTGCTCATACCACCATCAGCTAAATAGGATAAACCAGTAGACGCTATATATAATCCATCAGGTGTTAAGGTAATAGGGTTGCCATCTTCACCAGTAATGGTTCCACTTCCACCTTGATTAGTACTTGCATTAAAAGTTGATTGAGTTCCTATGTAGCAAAGAACTAAGTTAGCTCCTAATAGTACATCTATGTGACAAAATACCCATTCATCTTGTAAATTATTGCCTGAGGTAAATTTTGGAAAATTTCCCTGAATACCATCAAATGTAATTCCACTTTCAGAAATACATAATTCACGTTGATACATATAAAAACCTTCGTCATCATTTGTGTTAGGATCTGCTATACCTTCATAACTAGTTGTTGAAGTGCCTGATGTTGCTCTAAAATAAAAAGTTAAACCCCAATCATCTATACTAGCTCCACCTCCTGGGGTAGCTACTGTTGATTCCCAAGCGGCATCTCCTATAAAGTCCCAATAAGGAGCTTCTTGAGCCACTTCATCTCTAGCACTATATGTCATTCCAGCTGCACCTACACCACTTCCCGTTCGAGTAAGATTTCCAATTAATCCAGGACCTGGACTAGGAAGCGAAATGTCCCAAGTTGTTCCTAAAGGAACTCCCGCTCCATCAGCAAGAGCAGTAGAACCAGGAAACCAAAAACCTAAAAGATTAGTTCCACCTACAGTTGGTTCCGTAGGATCTGGACTTTGATTTATAGGATCTATATAGTTTATATCATAAAACCAATAAAAATCTGTACCATCATAAAAATAATGTAATATAGTAGGATTTACACCAGATATTTGTAAAACATTTTGACTACTTGGTAATTTACTATTAGCAAACAAGCCAAACTTAATAGTGTTAGTTGGTAGAACTTTTAATGAACCCCTTGCTCCATTTGGAAAGTTGCTAGGTATTAGAACATCTATAGGACCTGTTCCATTATCAGCAGGAGTAAATATAGCACTATTACCGTTATTATAATCCCAAGTTAATGTACTTAGTGTTTGAACGCTATCACCGCCGCCGCTAGCAGTGTCCCATTTAAGTCCACTTGCTTCAGTGGAATCAGCAGTTAATACTTGTCCATCTGTTCCTACTGGTAAAGCTGTAGGATCAATAGCTCCATCACCAACAACAAGAGATCCTTTAGCTGTTAAGTCTAAAGTTGAAATTGCATTAGCTCCACTACCTAATAATAAGTGCCCATCTGCTAATGTTCCTACTCCTGTGCCTCCTCTAGTAACAGGTAAGATGCCTGTAGTAAAATTAGCTAAATCTAAATTTGCTTCTAAGCTAGTAACTATTTGACTACCACTCATAGCAGCATTTCCTGTGCCTGATGCTGTTGCATAAGCAGCAAAACCGTCTATATCAGTTATATCTGTTATTGTAGTTACAAATACACTACCATCGCTTATTTTTGCGTTTGCCATGTTTTAATTTTTTATTGTTCTAATTGGACTGTGTTAGTAATAGCTGATTCTAGCGCCATTAAAAAAAGAGTTGCTTGTAATTCTACAAAACCACCACTTGGTGGAACAGGTCCACTTCCAGGGTTGCCTTGGCCAGGTAGATTAGATATTGCAGGTATTGTATTTTTATTACCTATCTTCATCAGAATAAAGCTAATACGTCTTCTAAATCACCTGGTCCAGCAACTACACTTAGCACTGACACAGGTAAAAAACTTCCCGCTGCAACGCCTTTATATTCTACCTCTGTACCTGCTTCATTTATAACAGTAATATCCATGTCAGCTCCTACGTACAACGCAGCACCTGGTCCTGGTGTATGAAAAACATTTGTACCAGTTACACTTGTAGTGTATGTATAAGACATTTTTTCCTCCCAATATGGTACGGTGTTAAATGTAGGTTGTGGTGCAACTATAGGATCTCCAAATGCCCAACTTCCAGTAGCTGCTACAGTAGCAACTTCTAATATGCAATCAAAATTTCCTCCAGACACTCTTAATCTATCTCCTACGGTATAGTTTATTCCACCGTCTCCACCGGCTAAGTTAACAGCGGTAACATCTTGATCAACAGCGCCAACTGACACTATGTTTACATTTGCAAATTTTCCACCATCCAAAGTAGTAGTTCCTAAAACTCCTACGGCGTAATCTGTTCCTCCATCAATAATAGTAAAAGTAGCAGCTGGAGTGGGAGGGTATCCAGTCAAGTCTGCCAACGCTATAGCATCGTGTGCAAATACTCTTGGCTCTTTTAATGTTGTTCCTATTGTACTCATTTTTTGTTTTTATTTATAAATACTTTTTCAGCTCCTCTAGAACCAAAGTATGCTACATATACTGTAACTAATAATGTTTGTAATAAATCTATCCATGCAGCATTCATGTCGAATAGTAAATCGATAGAATCGAAAACTATAAACAACGTCATGCATACTGTTAAATAAATTAATGTCAATGGTCTTGTATTTTTACTTAACCATGAATCAGACTTCATATCATATTGCCATCTCTCTGAAACACTATTCATTTCAGCAACATCTTGGTCAATTAACTTTAATGCTAATTCTTTATCTTTTGGAGCAATTTCATCGTCTTGACTTATTAAGTTTTTAACAACTCCATATACTCCATTATTTGGAAGTACATCTCCTATTGAATCTAAAATTTTTGGTGCTTTTTCTTTTAAAAATTTACCAACTTTTGTATCTTTAAACTTTTTCTTAGGTTTATTCTTCTCCATTTTTGTTTCCTTGAAACATATTAGATACTGTTTCGTGTAAGTTATCTATTGTTCTTGCTCTTTTTTTACAACCACAATCCTTTTTTCCTACCGCTTTAGCTACTTTATTAGCTGCTTTATCTAATCCTATTTTCTTATTAAATTCTAAAATCTTAGTTCCTAAATATTTTTTAGGTTCTTGTGATTCACTGCTTCTTCTTTTTCTTGGTGATTCCATTTAATTTAATTATTTTATTTTATTTTTTTAGTGCTAGTAGAAATTCTCTAACACCAATACCAAATGCCATGCCACTCATCATAGAGTGTCCATGTGCTAGTATTAAACCACCTATTGCTCCGCAAACTACAGCTTTAGACAATGGATGATTAACAATGTTTTTTACAGTTTCCATATTATGATCTTTTACCTCTATCCATACCTTTTTTAAGACCAGGATATTTTTTATATACACACGCTTTAATTCCTTCTGGATTTGGAGCGTTATGTGCTAGTTTAAGAGCTGACTTAGCTCGTTTTCTAGTATTTACAGGATAAGTACCTTTTGCAGCTCCTCCTGCTGGACCACAGAAATCTCCCTTTTTTACATTAGGATATTCTCCAGCATTTGAACTACCAGGTTCTTCTCTTATTTCACTTATAGTTTTCTTTGCCATGGCTTAGTGTTTGTTGCCACCCATGTGCTTATGAATACAATGTTTTTGATCGTCTATTCTGTGGATCTCTCTTCCTGCATCATATATCAATTCTCTATCATGGATCATAGTTTTCTTCGCGCTTTTATCACCTTTTTTATATCTTAAATCAGCGCGGTGTAATTGCTTTTTAGCATCAGAGATTAACTCTCTATTGTGCATCATATCTTTATCGTATCTATTCATTGTTTTAGATTTTAAATTTATTATTCAGCTTTTTTCTCTGCTGCTGGCTCTTCTACTTTTAACTTAGCAACATCTCCATCCATTTGGTATTCAACCTCTGCAAATGGTGATGCAAGTTCTGCTGGTAAATCTCCTTTTCTCTTTAATTCACCTTCTGGTTTTTCTAATCCCATCATTTTTTCAACAGTATCTAAATCTGCTTTATTTTTTCTTATTCGTGCTCTATTTTCTAAAAGAGGTTTAAAATTATACATATTTTTTGTATTATAGGTTTTTATATTCTTCTGTCGCATCAAAAGAAGGACAGGCTTTGTTTGCGAAATCTCTATGTGAATGTATCTTCGCATCAGGATACATTGCTTTTAATGTTCTAAGCACGCATAGTAGTGCTTCTTCTTGTTCAAATGTTCTAGTATCAGCAGGGGTTTTACCGTCTTCTTCAACACCACCCGCATAACATATACCTATTGAATTTCTATTGTATCCTTTACAGTGAGCACCCATTTTAGCTATATCTCTACCTTTATGAATTTTACCATAAATATCAATATAAAAATGATAACCTATATCAGACCAACCTCTACCTTCAACATGCCATTTCCTAATTGTCTCAACAGTTACATCTTGACCTTCTCGAGTAGCAGAACAATGTACGATAAGTTTGTTTATATTTCTCATGATTAATATCTTCTGTCTAAGATCATCCTTCTCTTCTCATCAGAACTCGCATTTTCAAATGCCTTACTAGTTGAATGACCCTTGCTATATACAAATTCTTGAGTTAGATCTTTCTTTTTCTTTTCTTCTTCAATATTAGAGATTACTTTATTAAACATGTCACTATCTAATATTGCATCTGTTGAGTTTTGTTCATATTTTTCTACGTATGTTGATGTTGGTTTTGCATCTAAAGCACCATCTCCACTTGCAACTCCTTGTACTTCTTTAAAATCTCCGTATGCCATTTTATTTGTTTTTATCTTTTTTTAATAAATACCACTTGTGTAAAGTATATCCTAAGGTTGCTCCTAGCAACAATACTTTTAATGTTGGTTCTAACCAATCACAACAACTAACCATGAATGCTCCCGTATTTACAGCGTATAATTTTAAGCTATCAGCTACTTCCATAGCTATTTGTTGGCACGCAATACAGCGTTACCTTTATAAGTTGGATATTCTTGTCCTGGAAGAGGAATGTTTTTTACTTTAGGTTGGGTAATTATGTTTACTTTACCTGCTGGTTTTTGTGCTTTTTTCATTTTTATATATTTATAACTTAAACTAATCCGGTGTAATCTACATCGTCTAACCCATCAGCTCCGCTTATAGATCTAAAGCTTCCAGGTATTTTAGGATTTAAATTCCCTGTAGAAATACCACTAAGCATTTTAGGGCTTTGTCTTACATTTAATACTGGTTCAAACTCACTGCTATACGAACCAGGTATATTTAATTCAGGATTACCCGCTACTTCTTCTCCACTAGTAGGATCTATTCCTCCTGTTACCCCAGCATTAGCTTGGGGATATAATTCATTTTGATATTCCAGTGAGTTGTTGGGATCTTCAAATCTATCCATAACTTTTTTTATTAATATTCATATTTTTTATAGTAGTGGCTAATACTTTATCACTATAAGTTTTTCCTTTCATTAAATGATTGGAACGTTCTGTTGTGGGAATTTCTTCTTCCCCTAATATTATACGGTACATTCGGTTTATCAGCTGTTTACACTTGAAAGAAACTTTATATATATGATACTTCTGAGTGGTGCGGTTTCTTTGGCGCCATACCACTATCCATCCCTCCTTCAGTAATCTGTTCCAGCGTCTGTTATCCCAGCTGTATGCGTGTGTACCGTTTTTAAAATCTTGTTTAGTAAATAAGTCTGTAGCTTCTAAGTATATTAATAACTCTAAATCTGCTTCTTTTAAATTGTTTGTTTTAGCAGCCCACTTCCTTATTATTCTATAATGCTTTAGTAAATTTAATTCTTTTACATCTTTTGATGTTAATCTTTTCATTTAGTTATATTCGAATATAAAGCGATATTTAAAGTCTGTAAAATCATTTTGACTTTGAATAAAAAATTGCCAACCTCCAGCATACCATATAAATTGCCCTGGAGTAGCACTTGGTCCAATATATTGAGGTGGTCCAAGATTTATATAATTAGCAATTAATGACCAATCAGGTGCGTTAATAGTTATATACTGTGTACCTGGATCCCCAATATTAGGTGCTAATGTATTTGCTGTTAAAGTAGCACCAGGAACAGTTTCCCAAGTACTGCTATTACTGTTCGGTCCACTTGTCGCTGACGAAGCGCCGTTAGTAATAAACGTTCCTCCTGGTTGATCACTATCATAAACAGAAAAACCACAACCTATAGCCATACCACAAAACATAGGAGAACCACCAGGCACATATGCATTTGTATATACTTTAATCTTAGTAATATTCATTATATCTGCTGATAAAGCTGTACCAGAAACCCCATGAGTATCTCCTAAAGAATGAGGTAAAAAATCAGGTGCATCTTCTCCAATTAAATCTCTGTTTTGGCAATCAAACACCCAAAAAGTACTTGCGCTACCCGCACCATCTGACTCTTTAGCATAGTTATTACTAATCGCTACGTTGTAACGACCAACACCACTTCCAGCTATAGTATCACAAACTATTTCTCCACTATCGTATTGAGTGGTAGCAGGTGGACTCCATGTCCAAGCGCCAGGAAGAGGATTTTCAATACAATAAAACGTATAAGCTTTCCCATCAGTAGGAATTGTAGCAACTCCATTTACAGTGTTATTAATACTTCCACCTAAAGCAGAAGGAAATACTAGCACTGGCAAAGAAGAATTGTTTATAAAAGTAGTTGAACGACCTGTTGTAGCTACGGGTAATTTACATGCTCTATCTGTATTAGTACTGGTAGTAATAACATTTATACCGTAAATTGCTACACTAGTAGTAGTCTCGTTTGTGTTATTTAATACTAAATCATCTAACACTGTTTGAGTACCACCGCCTCCACCACCGGCGTTTCTACGTATCTCGTTCTCTAGTTGTATGTCTTTCTTTATTCCTTGCATAATTTATAGTATAATTACTACGTCTTTTTCTTGGATGACTTTTAAAATTTTATCATCTATTTCTATATCGCAACCTGCGTGTCTATCAAAGTAGATTTTATCTCCTTCATTTATTACCGCTACGTCAGATCCAACTTTTATTATTTCTCCTTCCCTATACCTTACGTCTTCTCTTTGCTTCTCTCCCAATATTAATCCACCTTTAGTAGATTTAGAAGTTTCTTTTTTTTCTTTTACTACTATGTTCTTACCTATTGCTTTCATCCATCCTTAGATTATTAATTACACAATCAGTAGACAATATAGTAGTAGCTACAGAAGCCGCATTTTTTAAAGCGCTTTTAGTTACCAGTAATGGATCTATTATTCCGGCTTTAACCATATTAACCGCTTTTCCTGTAACCACGTCTAAACCTCTTCCGTTTCCTTCAGGTAACGAGATTTCTACCATTCCAGCATTTCTAAGTATAGTACTGTATGGTGCACATACTGCATTGAGCAATACTTGCTCTCCTGTACTTTTTGCTTTTATATTGTTTGCTGCATTAAGTAATGCAACTCCTCCACCAGGAACTATTCCCTCTTTAATAGCGGCTCTTGTAGCACATATAGCATCTTCTACTCTATCTCTTTTTTCTTTTAATTCAATTTCTGAGTTAGCACCTACTTTAACTACAGCTAGCTTAGCTGACAACATTGATACTCTCTTTTCTAGTCTTTTTATAAAATTAATGTTCTTTTCTTTTTTAATTCTATCTTTAAGGGATTGAATAAGATCTATTACAACTTCAGGAGTTTCTTCTACTTGTATTAAAGTATTATATGCTGTACTAGTAACTTTCTTACAAGTACCTAGTTGATCAACGTGAATAAGGTCCATATCATCACCTAGCGTTTCATCTATAACAGTAGCTCCTGTCAATGCTGCTAAATCATCTAAAGTTTCTTTTCTACTCACACCGAATATAGGTGCTTCAACTACGTTTATTTTGATATTACCCTTAACTTTATTCATTGCTAAAGCCCCTATCACCTCATGCTCTACATCTCCAATAATCAACAATGATTCTTTATTTGTAATAGCATGTTCTAAAACTGACTGAATTTTTCTAATATTTTCTATCTTACTATTAACTATTAAGATTAAAGGATTTTCTAATTCTGCCGTTCCTGTAGTAGAATCCGTTATGAAGTGCTGATTAACAAAACCTTTTTCATATTGAACTCCTTCAATGCTTTCTATAACCGTAGAAGGATCTTCATGTGTTTGCATTCTAACTACACCAGTCTCATCTACACTTTTAAAAGCTTCTCCAATTAACTCTCCTAATTCACTATCGTTGTTAGAAGATATTGTAGCCACTTGACTTATTCTATCTCCAGTGACAGGTTTAGAAATTTTTTCTAAATAAGCTATTACTTTATCAACTGCGTTGTGTATACCTATTTTTAATTCTCGCGAATTTTCCGATTTTATCGCGCTATATGCTTCTTTTAGTATTGCGTGCGCTAAAACCGTGGCAGTCGTAGTTCCATCTCCAGCTTCCTTAACTGTTTTACGAGCTGCTTCTTTTAAAAGCTTAGACCCCATGTTTTCTACAGGATCTAATAATATAATATCGTTTGCGACAGTAACACCGTCTTTAGTGATTTGTGGATCACCTTTGCTATCTTCAAGTATTACACACTTGCCGTTAGCCCCTAAAGTGGAGCTAACAGCTTTAGTGAGTTTCTCTATTCCTTGAAATATTTTATCCTTTGCATCATCACCGAAGTTAAGATGCTTTACTATTGTCTCATTCATTAGATTAAATTAAATTTTATTGTGGTTATTTTTTAGTTTTAGGCTTAGTCTTAGGCTTAGTTTTTGAGTATCCCATAATTTATTATTTAAATGTTTTAACTACTTTAGGTCCTTTTAAAAACTCTAATTTTTTTGTGTAATGTTCAATTGATCCATCTATAGCGGCTTCCGCTCCATTCATTGTTTCCCTTCTAGTAACATCAACCCATAAATCTTCTTCTTCTGGGTGTTTGTATTCGGTTTGGAAAAATCCATTTGGAAGTTGCACAATGCGCCAATTGCTTTTTTCAGCAACATGGTTCCAAAGTTTGACCATCTCTTGGTCTGGGTGTTGTGGGGTACTACTCCACGATTGAGTACGGTATAAAAATGTCATTGGTTTATTGTTTTAGGTTATTTTTTTATTTTTTTAAATCTGTCATTAACAACCTGTTTTTCTCGTGGTTCACGAGTATATTTTTTAATACCTTCTTTTGGTACATCTTTACTAATCACAGATTTATCTTCATAATTTACCTTTCTTACAAAACTTGTTTTAGCTTTTGCTACCGGCATTATTATGTTTTTTTCTTTATCTAAAATTTCTTTATCTGTCTTACTCATCTTTTTTTATTTACTCCACTATCGTGATTTTTCCTTCTAATCCTTCATATGCTTCTGGATTTATTTTTGAAGCTTGTTTTATGTTTACTTGATAAATTGCTCCTGGAACTAAGTTTCCAATACCGTTAAAGTTGAAAGCTGGTAAATAACTATTAACAGAGGAATCTGTTATCAGTAATCCATTTCCAGCTAAAGCATCGAAAGGTTCAAAAAACCCTTCAGTTTCAAAAGCCTCGTTCATAGGTATACCTTCAGGAGCGTCTTCCGCTATTTGTATACTAGTCCAATACCATCCATCAAGATCTGTACTCAATACTTGATAAGGTAAATCTGTTCCAGGTGGTTCTGAAAAAGGACACTCACCAGATGGACAACTCCAATCATTACTTGCTTGCGCTTCTTCTTCTCCAATAGTTAACTTAGGAGTTTCTACTGGTGGTTCTTCTCCACAGCTTTCACAGCACTCAGTAGGATCAACTAAGCATTCTATTTTTTCAAAGAACACTAAATCTGGTGGAGTACATACTTTTGTACTCACAATATAACAATCTTCACTTTCCTCAATTTTAATAACATCTCCTATAGAAACATCTAACGTTGTTAAATTTACTACTCCTGCAACTTCTCCACCACACGTAGTAATCTCGTATGTATCTCCATTTTGACAACACTCACATGCCGCTGGTTCATCTTCAGCAGGGAATTCTCCTTCTATTTCTTCTACCTCTATAATTTCTGCTCCAGGTGGAAACTCTTCTATTTCTTCTACATTCCAACATACTTCCGACACTTTGATAACAGCTCCGGTTTCTGCGTATTCTCCTAAAGGACTTTCAGTATATAAAATTACTTCAGGATTATTGCATTCTGTTATAGCAAACTTACTACTTGGAGTAACTGAGTTATTTTTAAAAAATGTTACCGGAAAAACTATACTCATGTTTTATTTTTTATTGGAATCCATTTTGCATTACACCATATAAATTACTTCCATCACAAATAAAAGTTAAAACATCTACTACTGTACCTGGCGCTCCAACCGGTGTTAATGTAGGTACCACACCACCTGGCCATTTCCAATTTCCTGGTCCAAAGTTTAAAGTCCATGCCGCACTTTGTGGATGGCTAATTGTCATTATATAAGTACCTGGTGCTATATTAGTAGGAAAGTCTAAAGTAAACGATGCTGGACCAATTAATGTTCCATCTACGAATATGGATACTATATCTCCTAAATCCATATTCGGTGCTACAGTAGCTAAATCACCTACATTAATATATGTGTTTTGAGAGGCTATTGTTTGACCAAAGAATTGTGTTCTTTCAAACTCAAACAAGCAAGTGCTTGGGTCTAGCGATGGTGATGTACTGGGGTTATTAAATCCAGTTATAGTTAAATCTTTATCTACTTGTATTTGACTAGGTAATCCACCTCCGTTTGTTGGTGACACAAGCTCTATTGATGGGTTTGGAGCACCACCGTTGTCAAAAGCTACTTGGAAAGTAGCATCAGTAGTGATAGTATGTTTGTGACCTAGACCAACTGAATCTAAAATAGGTACTCCACTATATACTGGTGGATTTGGCCAATACGTTGCATTAAAACCTATTCTTCCATCTGTACCAATACTCACATTTCTACCTCCTGCAAGTGCAGATCCACCACCAACGACTACATTATCGAAGTTTTCTTGAAAACCAATGTCTCCTATTATTGTATAATTACCTAATTGATCATTAAAAGAGCCATAACTAACCCCTTTGTTACCAACAACAGTAGTATAACACTGTCCAGCTCCAAAAGTGTTAGGGAAAAACTCAATACTTTCACCAATTGTTACGTATCTACCATCTTCTGGATCAAATGGGCTTGCAATTGGCCCTAAAACCTTTGTTTTTGCACCAATACTAACGTTTCCTGCGCCATATGCAGCGCTATCAGTACCAATTACCAAACTTTGATCTGGAAAAGTTGTAGGAGTTTGAATTAATTGAGCTCCTTGACCTATTGCAATAGATTCTATGGCATCACTAACATCAGCATGTTGACCAATTAGCACATTATTGAACCCGTTTATCAATCCAGCGGAAGGAACAGTTGAACTAGGTGGTCCACCATCCGCAACTTCAAATCCAATTGCTACATTTCCTGAAGCAACTGTTGCTACCCAAGCAGCATTATGTCCAATAGCTGTGTTTGTTTCGCCACCATCTAAATCTTCTAAACTTCTGCCACCCATCGCTACATTAAAAGATCCAGAATATTCATTTCCAAGACCATCTAAAGCAACACCAGTGTTGTTAGTTAAACTATTAAAACCAACAGCAACGTTTTGACCGTATTGATAGTTAAACGTAGTAGGGAATACTGTTGAGGTACCAAATAGTTTAAGAGCGTCATTACCTATAGCTACACTTTCATTGTTGTTCTCAACATTGCTTACTGACGCTATTGAAACAATACAGTTATTATCACCGCCAGGAACTGTTATAGTTTCTCCTACGTTGTAGCCAGTTCCACCTGATACAATAGTTATATTACCTATTCTCCCAAATGGACTACCATCAAGTATCCATTCTATCTCTAATCCTTCACCTGATCCAGATGTTGTAGTCACAAGAGTAGGTCCTGTCGATGCTGCGTAACCTGTTCCGTCAGGAAGACCACTAAGATCTAAAGATAATATAGCTCCTTCATAACTAATTAATCCAGAGTTTGCTAATGCGTTTAAACCTAAAGAAACAGAATCTGTATCAAATTTGTGGTTAGATAATATAGTACCGCCTTTAGTTCCACCTACATGTACATTTCTTAGTCCTTGATTATTATTGTTTATTGGAATATACCAAGATGAATTGTTAGTAGGTAAACCAGCAAGTACAGGATTAGTTCCAAATTGTATTTGACCAGAATCAAACTTTACTACTGTATCCCATTCTAAAGCACTTGCGCTATCTTGTGGTAATCTCGTACCTAACGTCCACGTGTGTAATGTTTCTGTTACGTTGTTCCATAAATTCGTTGTCCAGTCTCCGTCAAACCATAGATCTCTAGATGCAATATTACCATCTAACCCTTGATCTTCCATGTTGACAGTGTACTGTTTAGTTACTGCATCGTACGATGTTGTGAATGTAATAGATCCTCCGGCTGACGTGAAGTTTAATGTTGAATCAACTTCATCTGCAACTACTTCTGGAAATAAAGAAGCTGGGACACCGTTAGAACTGAATGTCATTTTTTGCCAGGCTTTATCTGCAAATACTGTTCCTCCACCTAACCATGCAGCTAGAGCTCCTAGAGTAGTATTTCTCGTAGCGTTTTTATTATTTGCTTGAGAAATTACTATAGTATCGTTAATATCTAAGTCAGTAACGGCTGGATATGTATATATTATTGCCATTGTCTATTTTTTATGTATAATGTTCTTCTACAAACTCGTTGTTATCATCAAACCCTCCAAGTCCATCGTTCTTTTTTGGAATTTTATGTTCAGCTAATACATTTGTTAATCCACTTAAACCTGTAGCACTATTATTAGTGACTTTTTTAAGTTCTTTTGCAGTCATCGAGTAACGATCTTCTACAAATTCGTTGTTATAATCAAAATCGGCCATTTTGTTTTTATTTTAGTATTAATATTTTTCTTTGTGTACATTAGTAGCTATTCACAGGTATTTACTGTTTTTTACAAAATATTAGATATATAGAAGTTAGGGGTTACCCCTATCCCCCTATCTTTCCAACTACTAGGAAAACGCTTTTCCCATTTGACCCCCGCCTTTGTTTTAAAACCCACAACGATATTTTTTGGCCTTTTTCCTCCCATCCCCTCCCCTCCCTAGGCTTTCACCTTTTACTATCTATCCCTCACCCCTCCCATCCTATCAGATCCATCCATTCGATCTTATCCTATCCCTATCCCTATCCCTGTCCTTATCCCCTCTCCCCTCTCCCCCTCTCCCCTGTCTATCCAATCCCCATCCCAACCTCATCACCCCACCCCACCCCCACCCCTCCTATCCCCTCCCCCTCCCTCCCCTTTGAACTAAGTAACTACGATGTCATTAAGATAATAATAATATAATAACTTAATAACTTAAATAACTTAATATGACAGATTTAATAATAATGATGATTGCAGCTCTACTAGCTCTAACTCCATACATTCTCGTAGAAATAATAGATTTAATTAAAAAATTAATAAATAAATTTACTAAGTAAACACGACCTCAACAAGATAATAATAATATAATAATAATAAATAAAAAATAAATAATATGAATAAAATTAAATTAATAACTTTCAACTTCGCACTCGTTCTTTTCATCGTTAACATTATAAACTTCGTTTATCAATTAATTAAAATAACAATGTAAATACGACTTCATTAAGATAATATAAATATAAATAAATAACTAATAAAAATAAATAATATGATTAATACAATTAAAAAAACTCGATTCATTCTTTCTAACTCTTTACTTGGTAAAAACTTAGTAATACATTTCACAAACAAAAAAGGCGAAAGCTTTTCTTACGATCACGATAAAGTGTTTGCTAAAAACCAAGATCGTTTATTGAGTATGAATTGTTTCATTAAGTATGGTAATTATACTAATACTAATAAATTACCAAGCTGGGCGAAGTAAAGTAACTCAGTTTCAAAGTCCAGTTAGTTCTCACTGTTCACTGGTTTATCAAATATGAATTTATGCAACACAAACTTTAAAAAATAAATATATGAATCACTTCAATTTAGATCAATTAAGAGCTGACGCAGCTCAACACTTCACAGACTATCAACTGTTCTCAATGACCTCAACTCAGTTCGATCTCGTAATAGATTTCATGATCGAAGCTCTGATTGGTGAAGACCATCTCGATATTATGAAAACTAACCGACATGCTCAAATAGTATTCAAACCTATAACAGAATACTGTGTGCATGGTCAATACCTTCGAACATTTCATAGCCTTAAAAACTATGTATGGTAATGCAAACTAAATACGACTATAAATAGATAATATAAATATAATAACTAATATAAATAAAATAAATAAATATGCTAGATTTAACTAAATTACCTCAACTAAATAGAAACTCAGAATATTTAATCGACAACTCAGATTACTCTGAATTATACGAAAGACTAAACTGGAAAACTGAAGATTACCTCATCGTCTACTCTTATAACTCAGACTTTCTAGATACTATAGTAGAACTAATATCTTTTAATATAGAATTCGCTCATGTCGCTTGTCACTTGTCTGATGAATCATATTTACTAATTGATATTACTCAAGCATAATTAATAAAACTATGACAATAGCCTATTATTAGGTTACTATATAATGCTAATGTCACACTATTAAATACTAATATTTTAATATATCTTGTAAGATATTGAGATATCAAGTGTTAAACTATAAACTAAAAATAAACTAATTAATAAATATACACCTTTAAAATGAATAAATATAA